CGGCGCCTAAAGACGTGCCCCTTGAGCCAGGCGGCTGGTCACCGTAGCGTTTAGGGGTCAGGGGGGGCTGAATGTTGATCGTGGTTAGGTTGCCGGATTCGCTGGATGAAACGGTGAGACGCGCCACCCGCATCGCTGGCTATGCCTCACCGGCAGAGCTGGCGCGGGTCGCGTTGATTGGCGAAGTGAACCGCATCGCACGCCGCAAGCGCATCGTCGCTCGCGCCAGGGCGCGCGCCAAGCAACGGGCGACGCAATCCAACAAGGAGAAGTCCGATGGCAACAGAGAAGGAAGGGACCAGCCTCATCGTAGTTGAGGAGGAAGGTGCCGAGGTTGCAACCCTCGGGCCCGCGACCGGCGTCTATGCCCTCGCCACGATGAGCGACGAGGAGTTCGACCGGCGACTCGAGGCGATGAAGAAGGGCCGGGAGCGCGTGCAGCGTATCCAGCGGGCCATGATGGTCGAGGGCGTCCACTACGGCAAAGTGCCGGGGAGAGAGAACGACAAGGACGCGCAGTTCGGTCTCCGCAAGCCCGGCGCCGAGGTGCTGTACAGCCTCTACAACTACGTACCCGACTGCCCGAACGATAGGCTCCAGATCGTGTACGGTGACCTGACCAACGTGGAGAGCCCGGCGGTGCGGATCATCGTCCGCTGCGAGATGCACGCGGGCAACCTGGCAGGCCCGGTGATCGGCGTCGGCTACGGCGCGGCGTCATCCTGGGAGACGAAGTACCGCTACCGGACAGCATCGCGGACGTGTCCGAAGTGCCACAAGGAGACGATCAACAAGTCGAAGTTCGAGTCGAAGGGCGGAGCCTTCAAGGGTGAGAAGCCGTGGTACTGCTTCGCCAAGGTCGGCGGCTGCGGCGAGGAGTTCGGCCCCAACGACCCGGCGATCACGGAGCAGGTGACGGGCCGCACGGCGAACCCCGACGCGCTGGACCTGCTGAACACGCTGCTCAAGATGGCCGAGAAGCGGGCGGTAGTGGACGCGACGATCCGCGCCACCGCGACGTCCGACCTGTTCACCCAGGACGTCGAGGACATGGCGGGCGGCGATGATGCCTCGGCCGCCGAGGCGGTTACGGCGCGCGCCGCGGCGCCGGCAACGCCAGCCCCCACGGTCGACACGCCGGTATCGTTCGGCCCCGCAGGGTGGAAGGGCAAGCGCGTGCGCGACCTGGCGCGCAATCAACTGGAGTGGATGCTTGAGGGTGAGCGGAGCTTCGGTGGGCACACCGCGGTCTGGCAGGCGCTAGCCCGCGAGGAGCTGAAGAACCGCGACAACTTCCCCAGTGAGCCGGTCGCCGTGACCAAGGCACGCGAGGCGAACGCAGCGACGGCGCAGGAGAGCGGCGAGGAGAAGATCATGCGGGAGCGCGCCGAGCTGTGCACCGAGATCGAGCGGCTGCTCGCCGACGAGGACGTGCCGAAGAAGACGCGGATCATCTACAGCGAGATGTACGGCGCGGGGTTCAACGACCTGTCGCTGGACGACCTGCGGAAGATCCTGCTCGCGCTGGAGAAGGCGGGTCCGCCGGCCGCGCGCAAGGCGTAGGGGTAGCCTTTCCATGCTGGTGCTGTTAGGGTTGGAAGTGCGGCACGCTGCCTGCCGCGCCCGCGTTCGGGTCTTCATTTCGTCCCCGGCGCTCCGATGCCCGCTCCCGCCTCGCGGCGGGGCGGGGGTAGCCATCGGGGTTGTCGGGGACGACTCACGGATTGTCGCACCATGAAGCGACGCAGGACGTGGAAGATCATTGCATGGCCGGATCGTCCCATCCAGACGACCGACTATGAGCTGGCCTGTAGTCGCTGCGGTGTCGAAGCATTCGTACCGCTAGGCAGTCCCGGCTGTCTAATAATCGCAGCAGTTGGTCTTCGTCTGTTTTTCGACCCGCCTGGGCACGTTCCGCCTAACAACTTCATGCCTCAAGCTATCAGCTGTAGGGCCTGCAACGCTCTCTTCGAGCATGCGCCGATGGAGGCATCCTAAGTGTTCGGTAAGCACTTTGAGTCCATGTACACCGGCTCAATGATCGGGTCTGGGCCGGTGGTGTTCGCCGTATGGGGTTATGTGATCGCGCATGCTCGCAACGGCCAGGTTGAGCTCAACCCTGCTCTCGTTGGTCACCTGCTTGGGTGTTCCGAGGATGATGTGGTAAGCGCGGTCACTTTCTTGTCCGCTCCTGACCCGCGCAGCAGAAATAGGAATCTTGAAGGTCGCCGGTTAGTGCGGGAGAGCGAGTATGGTTATGCAGTTCCGAGCCACCAGCACTACCAGGGCATCCGGGACGAGGATGACCGCCGTGAGTACATGCGGAAGTACATGAAAGCTTACAGAGGTGCGGCCAAGACGAACGCGGACAACAGCTTAGGACCGCGTAAACAAATTAGTAAACCGCGTAAGCCGCCGTTAGCCCAATCAGAAGCAGAGTCAGATACAGAAGCATCTGTCTCCGGTAAACCAGTACTAGAGCAAGGGCAAGGACCTGCCTTTGTCACGCTCGCGCGTGACGCATTCACTCTCCGGCGCCGGGTGGCCGAGATCGTTCCCTGGGTTGACTCGGCGCTGGTCGCTGCGCTCACAGCGGTCGAAGCAGACACCCACAACCGACGCGCGCGCGACAATCTACATACGGCGGTGATCGCGCTCGCCTTCGCGTATGCGATGAAGCGCTGGGGGCATGAAGGAGTGTTGCTGGACGAGAAGCGCGAGAAGCAGATGCGGTCGCGGCTGCGGGAGAATGGCGACGTGCTGGCGTCAGGCTCCGAGCTGCTGTACGCTGCGGACGGCGCGCTCAAGGACCGGATGATCTCAGGCCAGGACGACAAGGCGCGCAAGGGCGGCTGGCTCCAAGTACAGACCGTCTACCGGGATCGCGAGCAGGTTGAGCGCCTAGCGCGGCTCGGCGGCTATCGGCCCGGGAAGGTTCACAGGATGCTCACGCAGCATGGCCTAACCAAACCCCCACAGGGAGACGCGTCACAGTGACCGATGAACCCACGAAGATGCCAACACCCACGAAGGCGGCGCGCGAGATCATCAAGGCGTCGCTCGTGTTCTACACCGACGCACTAAGGCGTCAGGCAAAGGCGCTCCGCAAGATGGGCGTAACCAAGGTCGCGGACGACCTGGAAGTGCAGGCGGCCTACGTGGACAAGAAGGTCCGGCCGCAGTTCGATGATCAGCTTGAGATGCAGCTCGAAGTGGACGAAACGGCGACCGCCGCGGAGCCGACGAAGGCCGGCACGCAAATGACGATCGTGCGCACCGGGAAGCCTGGCCAGCACGCCGAGGATGCTGAGCTTATTCCGCAGAGCAGGCACCTCAAGGCGGGCAGCAAGCCCAAGCGGACGAGGAAGCCGAAGAAGTGAATCGCTGCGGCAAGTGCGGCCACCGGTGGGAGGGCGCGGACCCATGTCCTTGGTGCGCGCGCCATCGACCGGCGCCCATCAGCGACGTGCTCGCGGTGACGATCGGTCACGGACTGGCGCAAGTCCGCAAGCGCTGCGTGAACTGCGGTGAGGCGTTCGTCGGACTGGCATTCAGGCCGTTAAAGCCGGGAGAGGTAGAGAGCGCTGGCTGGTGTGAGCCGTGCCTCGACGCTACGGATGCCGAGCGCTCGGCGAAGGAGAACGCAGAGCGGCGGCACGCGGACGATGCAGCGCTGGCGCTCGACCTCGAGCCGCCACGACGGACACAGGAGGACTAACATGGGCCAGCGAAAGCAACCGACGCCGCTACCCGCAGGAACGGTTAGGCCGGCGCCACCGCCTGCTCCGCCGAACTTGCGAGCGGCGGTCTATGTGACTGAGGACCAGGCATGGACCGAAGTAATGGAGCTGGCGACCCGCCACGCGCTGATCGTCCAGGCATATGGCGGCACGGCGACGCTGGCGCATCCACGAGAGCAGCGGCGAGTAGGCATCCGCGCGCGGACGCTGTGGGCGTGCAATGGCGGTAGCTTGAAGGATGCAGAGGCGCAAGCAGCCGGGGAGCTGCAATGACCGGCCGCGAAGTGGGCGTGCTGTTGGCGGGCGCCGCGCTCGGCCTAACGCTGGCGTGTATCGTGCTGACGCCGGCCGCGACCCCGCGGCTCATTCAGCCGACGCACGAGCGGGTGCGAGCTCGACTGCTGGTCCTGGGCGTCCTAGCCGTCGTACTCGGCGCCGTCGCCGTCCGCCTGACGCGGCTTCCGTGATCCTCGCCAAGCGGATAGCAATGGCGTGGCGGGGGAGCCGCCGCCCGCGCGTATGGGTGGTCTGCTCTCCGACCTACGTTTACGTAGACAGGATGCTCGACGACGGCACCGGTCCCAGCTCGGACGAGCGAGACGTCTTGTTCGTCCGTGCGCGGGCGGTAGACGAAGCGAAGAGACTCGCGTTGCGCGCATGGCGGCGCGTGGGGAGCACTCGCGGCATGAGCCGCGACTACCTCGACCGGAGCGCGAATCCATTCAATGGCCTAACGGTCGAGCGGATCAAGCTGGTGGGGCGCCCGCCGTGTCCACATCTCAGGGTGCGGGACATCGAAGTCGAGTACCACATGAGCGGCGCCAGGCGCCGGGAAGGTGAATGCCAGGAGTGCGGGACGTGGGGAGCGTGGTTGTTGCATGCGGCGAGCGGACGAACGATCGAACCCTTACAGCAGGGGGTTACGTGATCGCGTTAGGCGTGAAGGTGCGGGACGTCATTACCGGCTTCGAAGGCGTCACCTACGGCCGGTGCGAGTACCTGACCGGCTGCACGCAGTTCTGCGTGCTGCCGCCTGTGGACAAGGACGGCAAGAAGCGCGAAGCCGAGTGGTTCGACGAGCAGCGGCTTGAAGTGCTGGACGCGGACTGGATCCAGCCGCTGCGCTTCTCAGGCGAGCGCCACGCGCCGGCGCCAGTCACGGGCGGGCCGTCAACCGAACGGATGCCATCGCCATGACGAGTTGCGGGACGTTGCTGCGCCGGCCATCACCGGTGGAACCAGGACCGGCCATCACCCAGCGCAGCGCGGCCCCGCACGATGCCTAACCAAGACGGACCTATGACATCGAGACTCACCCTCTGGCTGCTCCGGCTTCGCTGCTCATGGCTTGGGCGTTTCGTCTGTGGTGCATCGCTGCCGGCCGCCATGCGGCTCTACACCGCAGAGGGCCGGCACTGGACGCAATGGAAACGGAAGGGGGAGCAATGATCACGTTCCATCCTATGACCGCGGGCGGCTGGCTGCGCGTGTGGGCGCTTGGTGGCGTAGCGATCGTGCTGACGATCCACGTACTCTTTCCTCGCCAGGAGCCGACGTCACCGCTGCCGGACCTAGAGCCTGCGCGGTGGTGCGCTCGCGCCTTTCGCACGTTCGGCGTCTCGGCGAGCGATTCACTTGCGTTGCTGGTGCTGCGTCCAGAGTGCGTCAGCGTGATGGCCGAGCGACGGAAGGCGCGCGCGCAGTACGAGGGGATCGCGGCCGAGGCGCCCGAGGGATGGAGGCGCAGGCCGTGAAGCCGCGAGGCCATCCCCGGTTCGCGCAGACCGCCAAGCGCCAGCGCCCCGAGCACGACGAGCAACAGAAGATCAAGCTTCTGCTGGAGCGGGCCGCGATCGAAGTCTACGACACCAGCCAACCCTTCCAGGCATTCATCACGCCAGGCTGCCCGGACCTCCGCTGCTTCGCTTGGGTGCCGCAAGCGACGTGGCCGGGCGTGCTGGTGACTGCGCTGACGCTATGCGAGGCAGATGGGCGGGGCTGGGTGTACGTCACCTTCGAGATCGAGACGAAGGCGCCTGGCGCCGGACGCCAGAGCGCAGGACGCCAGAGCGCCGAGCAGGCGGTGTTCGAGCGTCGCTGGACCGCGAGCGGCCATCGGTACGTGCTGGGGGGCCTGCCAGAAGTCAAGGCGTTCCTCGAGGCCGTGGGGCTCGCGAGACGCACGCGGACGGGCGAGTGGGCGCTGTGGGCGGGCGGCGTGCGGATCAACCGGCAGGAACGGATCGGAGCAGCCCATGACTGACGGCCCTCGGTGCATCCGGTGCGGAGAGTTGATGTATTGGGGCACTGGCGTGCGCGGTGAGCGGTGGTTCCACGGCGACGGCACTCCTGGTGACGCTCGCTGCCAGCGGGTCGTGCCGGAGCCTGGGGTCGGTTCCCGGTGAGGGCCGCCGTTGACGCGCGGGTTGCCCACCTGTCCGGTGAGCCGATAACACAGGGCGCGCTCGATGCACTTCCCGAATACTCTATGACTGATCCGACTGGCACCACTATCGGGAAACGGTGGAAGTGCAACCTGAACGTTTTCAAGGAAGGCGTCCCCGCGTTGTGGGTCATCAGCGAGTATATCGCCGATCCGAAGGGGGAACCGGGCATGCTCGGTATCAAGCATCGGCGGGCCGAGGTCGGGCCCGGCGAGAGCGGGGCGCGTGGGTTGGAAGGGAGCAGCACAGGCAAGCCTTCTCCTCGCAGTAGCCAGATTGGAGATGTGACCAGCGGTGGCTCCGCGACTGCCGACCCTTCCAATCCCGCGCCCTCGGCCCCACTGACCGACAGCGAGCGGACGGAGTATTCGCGGCTCGCGGACCTCTATGAGCAGTACGCGCTCGTCGCCGACGATCCTAGTCAGGAGCGGGAGTTCCGCACGGTCACTTGCGCCCTGCGCCTCGCGGCGTCTCGGCCCGCCGTCGTGAGCATGGCGTCGGTGAGCGCGGCCCTGCGCTTTGTCGGCTACGAGCACATCGCGGATGACAACGTCGAGTGCGGGGCCATCGCGGCGGCCCTGAACGCTGAGGCCCGGCCCGCCGTCAGCGCGGAGACGCTGGCTGAGTTGAAGATGCGGCTCGCGTTGGCGTTGCTGGAACTTGGGCGTGTTCCCGATCCACGCTTCGCCAATCTTCGGCCGGTTGACGTGCGTGACATTGCCAGCGTGGCCACTCCATTCGATGCATCGCGGGCTCGCCAACAACTGACCGAGGCCGAAGTGGAGCAGATCGTGGCCGCCATCCTGAACGGGGAGGGAGCATGAACGCAAATGAAGGTGCCTGGGCCCCGGCGCTGGTAGGCGCCACCATCGTCGTAGCGGCGATCACCGTGCCCGGCTTCGGCGACACCGAGCGGTTCATCTATGTCGGCTTCGGCGCGGTGTTCATCGGGCTCGCGGCGCTGCTGCTCTGGAATGGCAGGCGGTCCCGGTGAGCCACGCCGAGGCCGTGCGGCGGCTGGCCGAACACGAGACGTACACGGCGGAACGACTCCCGCCACGAAAGGGCTGGCGTGCTTTCTGCACTTGCGGGTGGTCGGCAACAGATTTCGGGACACGGGATGAGGCGAACATGGCGCGCGGCGAGCATGTGGTGGCGGTGATCGAGGGAGCCGAGCGATGAGCGCGAAGCCTAAGCGTGATGGCATAGACATCGAGGCTCGCGCCCTGATGTTGCTGGCCCATGCGGTAGAAGGCTTGGACAAGCAGGCCATCGAACGCCTCTCGAACTACCTGCACGACCGTTATGTGCGGGACGAAATGTGCATGGGTCTCAGCATGACGATGCTCAAGGAACTCAACGAGGCGCGTGCGAAGATCAAGAGATTGGAAGGGAAGCGATGAGCGCGCGGGGCGAGGAGATCATGCGGCTGGCAGCGGAACTTTCGTTCGAGCATCACCGTGCAGTTCGGGACGGCGACGAAAACGCCGACGCTTGTGCATCAATACGGGCGAAGCTCCGCGCCGCCATCGAGGCGCTGGTCCGCGAGGCTGAGCAGGCGCGGGAGGCGTTGATAGCGCATCGCGCCGATCTGCACAACTACTCGACGCGACCGTGCCCGACATGCCTGTTGAGTGCGCGGGCGCTCGGTATCTGGAGCAAGGTTCCTAGTACATGCGCGGACATGAAGACGGATGCCGCCGCGCTCGCGCTAGCCCGTGAGGCCGAGCAGGCGCGGCCGACCCTGCCCTTGGAGCCGAGCGATGAGGCGGTCACGGTGGCGATCGCGTGTCGAGACTTCGATGGTGCCGTGGCAATCGGCGGGATACCGACTGTGGCCCAAACTCATTCGCTGGTGCGGAACAAACTCCGGGCGGCCTACCGCATTGACGCGCGCTACGGTGGCGCGGAGGATGGCGACCCGTGGCTCCCGGCAACGACGCTGTTTCTCAAGGGCGAGATCACGGCTGCGAAGTTGGCCGAATTGGCGGGTTTGAAGCCAACGTCACGCCTGACGAACCTGAATCTCGCGGCGCTGTGCATGGCGATGGAAGGACTGGAAGAGCAGGCGCGGCCGTCCGTCGAGCGGATGGCCACGGCGCTGGCAATGGCTCACCACTTCAGGCCGGAACACCCCGATGCCGCACGCTGGTCTCTACTCGGCCCTGGAACCCGAGAGAACGAGATTAACTCCCATCGCGCCGAGGCCGCTCGGGTTCTGGCGGCTCTGGAGCAGACGCCGTGACCCACGTCTGGTACTGGCGCAAGCGGCTGCCCGCACGCCACGGCCAGCCCTGCCGCGTGCTCGCGCGCGGGCGGCTGAACAGCATCCTGGTGGAGTTCGCCGACGGCATGCAGGTCGTGACGAGCCGATACGCGGTGCGGCGGCTGCCGTGACCCGCCCTCCGGTGCTGACGCGATGAACAAGTGCCTGCGTTGCGGCGCGACGAACGAGTGGATCGAGCCGATGGGACGGAGGTCCGCAAAGGCTAAGGCTCCGGTGCTGACCGCGCGGGACTGGGCGGCCATCTGGACGGCGTTCGGCGAGTGGTCCGAGCCGTTCGGCAGAGCCTATCACTATCACGACTGGCCCGAACAGAAGCGCAAGATTCAAACGTTAGTCAACGCGCGGCTCAAGCAGAAGGCGAGGACGAAGTGACGACAGTCGGCGACGAGTTTCCGAAGGAGCAGGCGCGTGTGCGCGAACTACTCGGCGTATACAAGCAGCTCGGACCCGCCGGAGCGTTCGGCGCAATGATGCTCGAACAGACACTAGCCCGCGCCGACCATGCGGCCATCAGCGGCGACGTGGTCGCCGTGCTCCGGTCCTACCAGGAACTCAAGGGATGCTCGTGACCCCGGCGCGGCAGCGGGCCACCGGGAGGGGCGCACAGTGAGTGAAGCGATGGGCGATATCGTGATCTTGCCGATTCATCACGATACGGGAACCGTCGAAGTGTGCGCTTTCCCGGTTGACGACCTGTTCATCCATCCTGCCATACTCAACCGGCCGGGTACATGGAACGTCTCGCATGGCAGCGGTGGTTGTGTCATCGTGGGGTGTGCGTCGCGTCGCGCGGCCTACGAGGCTGCGCTGTTCTTGCAGGAGCAGACGCCCGGCGTGCCGTGGGGTGCGGGGCCGCTGCAAGTCAAGCGGGCGACAACCCGGATACCGCACGACCGGGTCGCGACGATCCGTGACGAGGTGGCTTCCCGTCATGGCGCGCAACTCATGGTCAGTGAGTCATACCAGAACGCGCGCCATCTTGAAGCGCGCGGGTCGGCACCCCGACCCGCGCGGGCCCCGGCCTCCCGGTGAGCGCACGCACGGCGAAACTCCTCACCCGCGAGCAGGCGGCCGAAGTTCCTAACGTCTATTCCACCCCGGAGACCCCATGACCGCACCGACTATCGTCGGCATCACCGTCAACGCGGGCCGCGCGGCGACCGCGTGGCTCAACGCCTTCCTCGCCACCTCGCAGGACGAAGCCAGGCCCGCGCTCTACCGAACGCTGAGCGTCGAATTGTTCGAGGCGGGCGCGCAGTTCGTCGGATGCGATGGGACGATGCTCTTTCGCGCCTGGGTGCCGGGCGACGGTCAGCCGATGCCCGACGCGGCGGAAGCCCCCGAGCGCGCCGTCGTCGTCATGGACACCGACAAGTTCGCGCTCGCCTTCATGCGGACGTTGCTCGCGGCGGCCGGGGATGACGCGGGCAAGCTCGCCACGCTCTCGCTCGCCGTGGAGCCCGCCGAGGGGGACACGCCGTTAGGCGAAGCGTTCCAACCGGAGATTCTGACGCTCCGCGCCTTCGGGCAAGAGCTGCATTGCCGCCTCTACGAGTCGTCATTTCCAGACTGGCGCGGCCTGCGGTTCGGGCTCGACAGGGCCGAGGCGGTGGACGGCATGACGCTCGCCGTGCGGCTCTTCGCCGCCGTCGGGAAGCTCAAGGGAATGCTCGGCGTGGACTGCGCCTTCATCGGCGCCGAGCGCCAGATCGTCATTCACGCGAAGGGCGCCGAGGCCGAGGTGCGCGGACTACTGATGCCGATGCGGCGCCCGGGGAAGCAGACACCCGAAAGCGAGGACTGAGCCATGACCCGCATCCCCCGCGACCAGGAGCTGGTCGCCCAAGGCAAGATCCTCGCCGCCTTCGCCTCGCTGTCGGAGGGCGGGAAGCGGCGCACGATGGACCGGCTGCGCGAAGTGTACGATCCGAGCCTGTCCTTCACGGCGAGCGCGCGCGCCGCCTCGCGCGTCCTACCAGCCACCGGGACCACCCGCGCGCTCGCAGAGGCCCTGGCTCCGATGATCGCGGGAAGGCGCGCCGGCGACCGGACCGAGGGCGCGGAGCCCGACTGGGACATGCGCCCGCCCGCGCTGGACTCTCGGGGTCCGGGGACGTGAGGAACGAGAACGTCGGCGCGTACCCGGCCCGCTGGCCGCAGATCGCCGAGCGCGTGCGCCGCATGAACGGCTACCGCTGCGAGCGGTGCCACCACCCGTCGAAGCCGCACACACCCGACTGGAATCTGCCGTGTGACGAGCACTGCACCCATCCCGGCATCGGCGACGGGAAGATGCGCGTCCTGACGTGCCATCACCTCGACGGCGACAAGTCGGAGGTGCGGCTCTGGAACCTCGCGGCGCTCTGTCAGGTCTGCCACCTCCAGATTCAGGGGCGCGTCGCGTGGTATCAGGAGTACGCCTTTCCGCACACGCCGTGGATGCAGCGGCACGTAGACCGCTACGAGCGGGAACTGGTGCGCGAGGAGCGGCGCGAGGCGCTACGGGTGGCCGCGTGACCCTCTGCCCCTGCGGCAACGCCCCGCTCCCCGGCTGGCACGGCTTCTGCTCGAAGGCGTGCCTCGGTCGCACGCGCGCCGCCCGCGGGAACGCCGTGCGGTGGGGGAAGCCGCTCCCCGCGTGGCCCACGGCGCCCGAACCCCGCGTGGCGCGCTGGACTGAGCACGTCACCCCGCCGCTCACGTTCGCCTGCCGCTGCGGGCTGTGCGCCGACTGCCGCGCGCGGCGCAGGGGCTTCCGGCCCAGCGCAGGGGGACTATGATGCGACACCTCAATCCCGGAGACATCGGTGGACGAGAAGACGAGAGCCGTGCTCATGCAAGTGGCCGGATTCCTCCGGCTCATTGCGGACGGATTGGTGCCGGTGCCGACCCACGCGCGGGAGGAAGCCGGCGCGTTGTTGGACAAAGTCGCGGAGCTGCTTGCGCCGTAACCCGCCCGCTCCGGCCCAGCGCGGGGGCGCGGTGAGGCTGGGTTCGCTGTGTGCAGGCCAAGGAGGCTTCGATCTCGCGGCCCGTCAGTTAGGCTGGACGACGGCATGGTACTCGGAGATCGAGCCGTGGGCGTGTCGGGTCATGGCACATCATTTCCCCGAGGCGCGGAACGTGGGCGACCTCACTACGGTGGACTGGAGCAGCGTTGAGCGACCCGACATCCTCGCTGGCGGCTTCCCCTGCCAGCCCGCTTCCCACGCTGGCCGACGGTTGGGCACGAGCGATAGCCGATGGCTCTGGCCCGCAGTCGCCCGATGCGTTGGGGAGCTTCGACCCCGCTGGTGCCTTTTCGAGAATGTCCCTGGACTGCTTTCCGTCAACGACGGATGTGCGTTCGGCGAAGTTCTCTCAGACCTGGCCCGCCTCGGGTACGATGCGACGTGGGACAGTGTCGCCGCGGCCGACGTTGGTGCCCCCCACCGCCGGGAACGGGTCTGGATCGTGGCCCACGCCCAAGACGCCAACGGGGGGTGGCCAGGCAGAGCGGAAGACGCTGGTCGGCGGGATACGGAAACTGGAGGACGCGCTAGCGGGTTGGGCGACGCCGACGACGCGGGACGGGAAGGACGGAGCGAGTGTGGCAGGCGTGCTAGAGAATGCGCTGCTGGGCCGACAATCGGTCAACTTCTCGCGCCTTGGGCCGACGCCGTTGCCATCCGAGGGGCGGATGGCACCGTTAGGCTCGTCCCCGCCGAAGCCGGGCGAGGTGAAGGCGTTCGAGGGGATCAAGGGCAATCACAACCTCAGCTTAGCGGCGGCGACGGCGAAACCGACGGGCCAGCGGGCGGCGTACAATCCCAATTTCGGAGCTTGGTTGATGGGTTTTCCCGCTGGCTGGTTGAATGTCGTGTATCTCCGCCAGAAGAAAGGACGGCGTTAGGTGCCCATGCCAGTGAAGCCAGCGCCTTTGAAGCCCTGCCAGTGGTGCGGTGTGCCGATGACGCGCAAGCGGATCAGTGGCCGACTGGAGGACTACGGTGTCTTTCGGCGGAGGCGGTTCTGCTCGCTTTCGTGCGCGAATTCCCGTCCGGTACGCAGTTATGGGCGGTGGAAGACCATCGCGCGACAGACGGTGGGCAGGCTGGAGAAATGCGAAGTCTGTGCCGCTACTGCGGGACTCCAAGTCCATCACATGGATGGCGATCCCGCGAACAGCGCGCGGCAGAACTTGCAGGTCGTGTGCGGGCCCTGCCACATGCGCTGGCACCACAGGCAATGGAAGCTTGGTTGGACTATTCCCGGTCGCGTGAAAGCGACAACATCGTGGAAGCCTTTGCGTTCGGTGGCGGCTGCGAGAATCGCTGGCCCGTCGTGAGCGGGATGCCCAACCGCGCGGCGGGATGCCGTCTCGTCGGAAACGCCATCGTGCCCGCCGTGGCGTGGGCCATCTTCGCGGCCATCGACCAGATCGAAGGTGCCGCGTGACCGCGCAGCTCGCGCTCCCGCTCCGCGACGCGCTGTCGCAACGTTATGCGCGCTGGCGCGCCAGCGACGAGGGCGAGCGGGTCTTCGAGGCGGTCGCCGTCCGCGCGATCGCGCTGGCGCGGAGCGGCGCCAAGCGGGTAGAGGTCAACCTGCTCGTCGCCCAAACCCGCGGCGCGCTCAAGATCCACTGTGACAACTCCTACCGCTCGCGCATCAGCGACGAGCTGCTCGACCGCTACCCGGAGCTCCGCGGGAAGATCGAGACGCGAAGGAGAACGGCCGCGTGAGAAGGAAGAACATCGACCACAGGACATGGATCCGGCTCATCGAGGCCGCGGGCTGGAAGTGCCCTGCGTGTGGCGTCACGCTGTCGGTCACCGCCGAGAGCGGCCGCTCCGCGCTGAGTGAGCCGAACTTCCCCGAGGTGGATCACGTCGTTCCACTTGCCCGCGGCGGGGCAGACGACGCCTCGAATTGGGCCATCCTGTGTCGGCGTTGCAACCGCAAGAAGGGCGCGCGATGAGCGAGAAGCTGGCCTGGTTCCCCTTCTACGTCCGCGACTGGATGACCGACGAGAAGGTGCTCGCCATGACCTTCGCCGAGCAGGGCGTCTACCTCCGGCTCCTCTGTCTTCAGTGGCTCGAAGGGAGCATCCCGGCGAGTCAAGCCCGGCTTGAGCGTTCCTTGAGGCTTGCTTCAAGCGGCGAACTCGGTGGAACGGTCGAAGTGGCTGATTTGCGAGGAGTGGTCAAGGACTGCTTCAAACCGCACCCGACCCTCGAGGGGCGTCTCGCCAATCCCAAACTTCTGCAAATCGCGGAGGCCCAACAACTTGAGGCTGGGCGGCGCGCTGAATCCGGCCGCAAGGGGGGCTTGAGGAGTGCTCAAGCCCGGCTTAAGCCCGGCTCAACAAAGCCAGAGACAGAGACAGAAGAAGCAACAGCCGCGCGCGAGCCGCAGGGTGGTACTGTCGCTGAACCGCAACAGCCATCCCCGGACAGCCTTTCCTACGCGCAGCGGTGTACCGTCGCCGCCAACCGCGGGCTCGCTGCCGCCCTCGGTGGGCAGTTCAACGAGCTGGTGACGAGCGCGCAGCATGCCGCTGCCGCCGACCTCACCGCGGCGGGCGTGCCGATCGCCTTCGCCGAACGCATCATCGCCGAGAAGGCCCGTGCCTACCGGCCTAACGGGCGCAACACCCAGCCGCGCGCGCTCCGGTACTTCGTGGGCGCCGTGCTGGACGCATTCGAGCAGGACCAGGAGCATCGCCGCGCGGGTGCCGCCTCGCGCAGCGGAGAGAAACGCTTGACGAAGGTGGACCGCAGCGCCGCGACAGCCGCCCTAACCGCCCCGCTGCGGCAGAATGCCGAGAAGGCCGAGCGGGCGGGCGACGCCGAGCAGGCAGCGGCGCTGCGCGCGAAGATCACCGAGATCGAACAGGAGTAGGCCGCATGACGGCCACCCGCGACAATGTGCTGCTGCCGGCGCTGGACTATGGGGTCGAAGCGATAACTCGGGCGCTCACTCACATGGAGTGCGAACAATGTGCCGGTGACCTAACGACCGCCCGCGACTGGCTGGTGGCGGCCCGGGACTACGTGAGGCGCGAGGCCGCGTGAACGCTTCGGATCAGCGCGCCGTCGTCGCGGCCCTCAGCGCCAGCGGCCTCCGCATCCGCCGGCCCGTCATGGAGCGCGGCAACCGCGTCGGCTGGGAGCCCGTCGCCTTCGAGGCCCTCGTCGGCGAGTGGCTGCGCCGCGGCTGGCACGTCGAGGTGGGGGCGGACACGGCGCGGGTGCTCAAGCTGGAGACGCCGTGACGGCGGGCGACGTCGTCGTGATCGCGTGCGCCCGGTGCCGCGCCGAGGTGCATACGGTCACGGACGGACCGGGTCTGCACATCGTGCAACTGGAGGGCCCGGAAGAGGCCACCGAGCCGGGCGACGACTGCGCGCCCTGCCCCGAATGCGGGCTCAAGATCTGCGTCCGGATATTGCGCCGCGCGGCTTAACGCGCTAAAGTTAGCGGGGACAACGAAGTCGAGGGCCTTCCGGGGCCCGCCTCTCGGTGAGGGGCGGGCCCTGCCGTGTTCCAGGGAGGACGATGGACCTGGTGTCGCTCGGCAACACGCTCACCGCCCTGGTATGGTCGTTCGTGGACCTCGCGGACGCCGCGCCTGCCGTGGTGCCCTGATGACGCACTACATCTGGAACCCGCTCGGCAACGGGAGTCCGTACTAACATGGCTTTTGCTGGTCCTGATGCTTTTACCGGCGCCAACGGCACGGTGCTCGAAACCTACTCCGCCAACTGGACCAAGGTCACGGGCGGCTCTGGCACAAATATGGTTATCAACACCAACCACATCCAAGTTCAAGTGGCAGACGATTTTCAGGCCCATTTGTGGAACGCCGCTCAACCAGTGGGGGCAGACTACGACGTACAGGGCACCATGCATGTTGCTTCTGGGGGCACGAGTCATGGCCCCGCAGGACGTATTGCCTCGTCGTCAGACGGCAGTTGTTATTTCGTTCGTGTGAGTGCGGGCACTTGGACACTCTACAAGAAATCGGGCGCTGTTACTAGCATAGGAACCTATGTCGGTGACGAACCCACAACAGCAAAGGTGTGTCTGCTGCGTATGGTTGGCAGCACAATCTCAGTTTTAATTGATACCGTTTCGCGCATTTCAGTCACGGATACAAGCATCACAGCGAAAGGGTATGCTGGACTAGCGACATACTACGGCGCTGCGCTGGACGCTGAACCCTATCTCGACGACTGGTCCGCGACCGATGCCTCCGGTGCGGGCGTGCCTTTCGGACTGGCGAAAACGGAGCAGATGCAAGCCTTAATGGCGATGTAACGAGCGTTCGTCCCGCGCGAGCGGGTAGTAATTCACCTAACGAGGAGTGACCATGCGCGGCACGTACGTCATCACCGGCTCCAACATCACGGTCGCCAACGCGGCCGTGACCATCATGTTCATCAACCCGGGCACGACGGTCTCGATCGAGATCCTCCGGGTGGACTGCTCGCAGGCGGCCAACGCCACCAGCGCGCAGCAGCGGATTGACTTCATCACGAAGGTGACGGCCTTCCCGACCCTGACGGCCTTCACGCCCAAGAAGACCAGCCTGATCGACGCGGTCTCGGCCATCACCGGCGGCACGGCGGGGGCCGCGGGCACCTGCGGCATCAACGCGAGCGCGCAGGGCGCGGGCACGGAGACCATCGTGAAGTCGGACAGCTTCAACGTCCTCAACGGCTACCTCTGGGTGGCGACCCCGGCGGAGACGTTCACGATGAACGCCAGCGCCGCCTCGGGCTTCGGGGTGCAGTTCCCGGCGGCCCCGGGGACGCTCACCGGCTGGAACTTCAGCTTGGTCTTCCGAGAAGTCTGAACGTAAGGCTCGGCGGCGATGGCGGCGTTCTCCGTCCTCGCCCCCGCGCCTTCCCAAGCGAAGAAGGGAGTATCGCAGATGACAGCATCGAATGGCGGTGCGTCTCCCGTCACCCTGGAGGTGGTGCTGCGCTACAACCAGGGCACCGGCGAGTTCAGCTTGGCGAAGCCGGAGGGGAGCGACCTCGTGGTGATGGGCATGCTGGCGATGGCCGGGCACGCGATCATGGGCCGCAAGGAAGTCTCGCCGGAGAGCGGGCGCGTACTGCACGGCCCGAGGCTCGCCTAGCCGATGGCTGAGGGCGGCGTCTTCCGGTTCGACCCTGCGCCGCAACGGGCGCTGCCCCGGGCTGCCACCCTCCCGGCCTCCTCGCCGCGCCCACCTGTCCCGCGCGGCCCCCTGTTGGTCACACTCCTCGTCGGGCTGGTGCTCGCCTGGCCGGCCGAGAACACGCCGCTCCCGCAGCCGCCACCGCAGCGGAGCTACCTCGCACCGCTGAGCCTGACGTATGGCCAGCAGCCCCCCTCGCAGGGGCCGCTCTCGGTCGAAGACTACCTCGCCATCCGGGGGACGTGGGCCGAAGACAAGGAGCCGCCACCCCCGCAACTCCCGGCCCGGCGCTTCATCGCGCCGCTCACGCTCGCGTATGGGAGCCAGCCGCCACCTGCGGGCCCGCTGGCGGTCGAGGACTTCGGGGTCATTCGCGCGGCGTGGCCCGACAACTTCGCGCCCGCGCCCCAGCATCCCAGCACGGCCTATGTTGCGCCGCTCGCGCTCGTCTATGGTTCGCAGCCTCCGCCGGCGGGTCCGCTCGCGCCCGAAGATCTGCTCGCGATCGGCGCGTGGCCCGCCGCCTGGTGGCCCGCGCAGGGTGCCCAGCCCTCGGCCGCGTGGAACGTACCGGCCGCCCCGACCGGGGATGCGCCGCCGCCCACCGGAGCCCTCGCGCTCGGCATCCTCGCCGCCTGGCAGCCGCCGTTCGTCGCCCCGCCGCCCTTGGTCCGTGTTGCGCCGCTGACGCTCGTCTACGGGGCCGCGCCGCCGATCGCGGGCCCGCTGGCCACGGAAGAGCTGACGGCGATACTCGCGTGGCAGCCGCAGCTCGTTGGTCCGCCAGCACTCGTCAAACTTGTCCCGCCCTCGATCGACGCGCCCACGCCGTATCGACGGGATCCCTCGGGCCTGGTTGCGGCATGGCAGGCGCCGTTCATCCTGCCGGCCTCGGCACGGCCGCTCGTACAGGGCGTCACGCCGTTCGTCGCCGCCCCGTCCTGTCCCTGGGGTGCGATCCTCGCCGCCTGGGACATCGCGCAGGGCGCGCCGCAGCGACCGGCCAGCGCCGCGCTGCTCGTGCTCGTCTATGGCGATTCCCCGCCGGTAAACGACGCCCTGTCGCGAGCGGACTGGACGGCAATCCTCTCTTGGCAGCCGCCGGATTTCCCGGTCCACATATCCGCGACGGCATCGGTCCTCGGCGTCGTCCTCATTCCCGTCCGCATCCTCATTCCGGCCGGCGTTCGGGTGGCGCTAACCCCGGCCCGTCCTGACGCGCTGGTCCCGGCCGGTCCGACGATGCTGGAGCCGGCCGGTCCGACGACGCTGATGCCGACGGGTCCCGGGACGTTGGATCCGGCGCCATGAGCGACCAGCCTCCGATCCTGAAGGATGCCGATGAGAAGCTCACGCTCTCAGTGGATTGGACCGACGTGCTCGCCGTTGGGGAGACGATCAGCGGTACACCGTCCTGGGCGGTCGAGGGCGCCGCCGTCTCCGATGCCTCGCCCCTCACCGTGGGCTCGGCGGGGATCGCGGCGAACATCGCCTCGGCGCTGGTCCAGGCGGGCACGCTACGGGAGGTCTACACGGTGCGCTGTCGCATGCTGACCAGCACGGGCCAGAGCTACGACCGCTCCTGGACCGTGCGGATCGGGACCCGCTGATGTGGAGCCTCGAGGTGTCGGTCGCGCCGCTCTTGGAGCCGCTCACGCTCCAAGAGGTCAAGGATCATCTACGTACCCAGTTCAGCAGCGACGAGGACGCCTATCTCGATGCGTTGATCGTGGCGGCACGTCAGGCGATGGAAGCCGAGCTCTCCCTCGCACTCCTCACGCAGACGCGGAAGCTGCGGCTCAACGGCTGGCCCTGCTCCGGCTGCATCTGGCTCCCGCGCCCCCCGGTGCAATCGGTCACGAGCATCACGTACCTGGAATCGACGGCGGGCGCCAGCACGACGCTCGCCGCGACCGAGTACACCCTGGTCGGCGCGCGCACGACGCCCGACTTGAGCGCGCCGCTCGGGCATATCGTGCCCGCCTATCTCAAGGTCTGGCCCTCGCTCTGGCCGGTCCCCGAGAACGTGACGATCACCTACGTCTGCGGCTGGGCCACACGCGGGGCGATCCCGCAGGCCATCCGACAGGCTATGCTGCTCACCATCGCGGATCTGTACGAGCAGCGCGAAGTGACGATCGTCGGCACCATCGTGGCGCGCATCCCGACGATCGAGAACCTGATCGCCACCCATCGCTGCGTCCATGAGTTCGGGGAGGACTGCGGCTGATGCCGATGCGCCCCGCGAGACCCTGCCTGGAGCCCGGCTGTCGCTACACCACGACGTCGGGCGGGCGCTGTGCTGACCACCGACGTGCGCGCGAGCAGGCACGCGGCAGCGCCGCCTCGCGCGGGTACGGCAGCGAGCACCGGAGAAGGCGCAGCATCGTCCTGGCCTGCGACCCGCTCTGTGTGGCGTGTCTCGCCGTCGGTCGCACGACGCCCTCGACCGTGGATGACCACATCGTGCCCATCGAGGCGGGCGGCGCGGCCGATGACCTCGACAACCAGCAAGGGCTCTGCGCCTCCTGTCATGGCAAGAAGCGCCACGCCGAGCGGGTGGGGCGTCAGCTCCTCGTGGTCACCGGCACAGGCTTCGTGGACGTGGGACCGCTCGCGCGGAGCCTCACGTGATGACGCTCGTATGTCAGCGCGTGCAATGTGGCGCCGAGTTCGCTTCGACGCACAGGCGGCGGCGGTACTGTTCACAAGGTTGCGCGAACATAACGACAGGCGCGATCATTGAAGCGCGCAACGGGACGCGCGACCGAACGATTGTTTGGTCATGCGGAGGCGGGGTCGATTCTACCGCCGTTGCGGTGCTCATTTGCCAGGGTTTGTTGCCAAGGCCGGACTACGCCATCATGGTGGACGTGGGCTACGAGCCCGAGACTACATGGGATTACGCGAGGACCGTGCTGGCCCCGAAGTTGGCCGAGGCTGGAGTTCTCATAACCATCCTCAAGACCGTGGATCACGGTGACAACGTGCTAGTCAAGAACGACCACCTTGTGATACCCGCCTACAGGCGCAAGGCAGACGGCACGATTGCGAAACTCGGCACGCGCTGCTCGGGCCCATGGAAGGCTAGGGTGACGAAGCGATGGCTGCGCGCGCGGGGAGTGCGTGCCTGTGAGCAATGGATCGGCATTGCCGCCGATGAGACGCAACGCGCGAAACCCGACCAGAACAAGTGGGTCCGGTTGCGATGGCCGCTAATCGAGCGCGGCCTCGATCGCGCCGCTTGCGTGGATCTCATCACTAGCGCCGGCTGGCCCGTCCCGGAGCGCACGTCCTGTTGGATGTGTCCGCACCGCACGACCGGAGACTGGCGGCGATTGGCCGCAAGGGCTCCCGGCGACTTTCAGCGCGCCGTGCGGCTGGAGTTGAGCCTACAGCGGCAGTTCCCCGACACGTTCCTGCACCGCTCGGCCGTGCCGCTTGAAGTTGCAGTTAACGGATGTGAGCAGCACCCCTCAGATGAGCAGCGCCGCCTGTGCAACAGCACGTTCTCGGCCTGCATGTGAGGCAAGTGCCCAGGCACAAGGAGTTAAGGGGTGGCCAAGAACTTCATGGCTACTGGAGTGTGACCGCGCGCGGGCGCCCTTCACTTGCCTCCATTACCCAAAGCGGGCCTCGGGGCTGACTAATGGGCCGCCCCCGCACCCCAACGCGCGTTCTGAAGCTCCGGGGCTCCTTCCGGAAGCACCCAGAACGCTTGGCCGAGCGCGCGGACGAGCCGGTCGTCGACGAGCCGCTCGGCGATCCGCCGGCCGACCTCGACGAGGCCGAGCGGGCGCGGTGGCTGGAGCTGGCGGGCGACATGCCGTGGCTTGGTCGGGCCGACCGGACGGCGCTCTGGGCCGCCGCGAAGCAGCACGCCGTCCTGCGGAAGAGCGGCGGGAGCGCGTCGGAGTGGGCCGTCTTCCGCGGCTATCTCTCCGACCTGGGCGGGATGGCCGGGAGCCGGTCGAAGGTGAAGGTGCCGGGTGGCAAGAGCAAGGCGAAGGCCAACCAGTTCGGAGCCCTGACCGCATGAGCAAGTCGAAGTACCCGCACGTCGAGACGGCGAGCCGCTACGCGAAGGACGTCGTAGGGGGCCGCATCCTCGCGTGCAAGTGGACGCGGCTCGCCTGCGAGCGGCACCTCGCCGACCTCAAGCGGGCGCGGCGGAAGAGCTACCCGTTCACATTCGACCGGGCGAAGGCCGAGCGAGCCTGCCGGTTCGCGGAGCTGCTGCCGCACGTCAAGGGCGAATGGGCGATCCCGAAGCCGGGCGTCCCGAACCGCATCGTGCTCCAGCCGCATCAGTGCTTCCGGCGGTCGATGAAGTTCGGCTGGGTCGAGAAGGAGACTGGGATGCGGCGCTTCCGGGTCTCCTACGAGGAGATGCCGCGGAAGAACGGCAAGAGCACGGACGCCGCGATCGACGCGCTCTACTTCTTCGCCGCGGACGGCGAATTCGGGAGTGAGGTCTACAGCGGGGCGACGAGCGAGAAGCAGGCGTGGGAGGTGTTTCGGCCGGCGAAGCAGATGGCGGAGCGGACGCCGGAGTTCCTGGAGCAGTACGGCGTCGAGGTGAACGCGAAGAGTCTGACGATTCTCGCCACAGGTGCGCGGCTGGAGCCCATCATCGGGAAGCCGGGCGACGGCGCCTCGCCCTCGCTCTCGATCACGGACGAGTACCACGAGCACCAGGACGCGACGCAGTTCGACACGATGGTGACGGGCATGGGAGCCCGTCGGCAGCCGCTGGCCGAGGTCATCACGACGGCGGGCGAGGACATCGGCGGCCCCTGTTACGCGCTCAGGGAGCGCGTCCAGAAGATGCTCGAGGGGGCCGAAGACGACCGGCTCTTCGGCATCATTTACGCGGTGGACGAAGGCACGGATTGGACCTCCGAGGACGCGCTGCGGATGGCCAATCCCAACTTCGACGTGTCGGTCAAGGGCGATTACCTGCGGGAGCAGCAGCGGGCTGCCGTGAATGACGCGCGGCAACAGAACATCTTCAAGACGAAACACCTCGACGTCTGGTGCTCGGCGCGCTCGCCGTGGATGAACATCGAGTGGTGGACGCGCTGCGGCGATGCGACGCTTGTGGCGGCCGACTTCATCGGCGAGCCGGCGGCGTTCGGGGCCGACCTCGCGAGCCGCCTTGACTTGGCGAGCGTGGCGCGCGTCTTCCGGCGCGAGGTCGAGGGCGAGCCGCATTTCACCGTCTTCGCGCGCCACTACTGCCCGCGGGCCGCGGTTGATGACCCGAAGAACCGGCATTACCAGAAGTGGGAGCACGAGGGCTGGCTGACGGCGACCGAGGGGAACGACATCGACTACGACGTGATCGGCGACGAGATCCTGGCGGACGCGAAGCTGCACGCGATGGGCGTCTTCATGGGCGACCCCTGGAACCTCCGGGCTTTGACCGACCGCCTCAAGCGCGAGGGGATCGAGGAGAAGTTGGTGATCGAGGTGCCGCAGCAGGTGCAACACCTCTCGGCGCCGATGAAGGACTTCGAGGCCGCGGTGGCCGCGGGCCGGGTCCACCACGCGGCGGACCCGGTGCTGACGTGGGCTCTCTCCAACGTCACCGTCCGGCCGGACGCGAACGAGAACGTCTTCCCGCGCAAGGACCGGCCGGAGAACAAGATCGACCCGGCGGTGGCGCTGATCCTGGCCTTCAAGGGCGCGCAGACGATGAGCCCGGTCGACGCGGGCTTCCTGATCGAGAGCGTGGGATGAGGCGCTTGCGCGCGGCGCTGGGCGCCGTCGGCCGCGGACTTCTCGCGGGCTGGGGCCTGGTGGGCTTCGGCGTGCGCGAGCTGGAGTTCTACGGTGGGCTCGCCCTCTATGGCGCGGGCTTCGGCCGCTGGCCGGCGGTGGGCCTCATCCTCGCCGCCCACGCCTGGCTCGGTCCCGTGCTGGCGGCGCTCATGCGCCGGAAGGAGTCCTAGCCCGATGGGCGTCATGGACCGCATTGAGGGTCGCGGGCTCCAGGCTAGCGTCACCTGGACGCCGCTCGATGACCGCTGGTACAGCGAGGGCCCGGGCGGCGGGAGCACCTTCGCGGGCTTTCCGGTCTCCACGGACACGGCGATGCGGCAGTCGGCCGTCTTCGCCTGCAACAGCCTCATCCTCGAGACCGTCGCCTCGCTGCCCTGCATCATGTACCGGCGGCTCGACAATGGCGGCAAGGAACGGGCGAAAGAGCACCGGCTCTATCGGACGGTGCGCTACCAGCCGAACGCCTGGATGACGGCGATGGACTTCTACGGCTACGGGCAAGGTCACCTCGGCCTGCGCGGCATCATCGTCAACGAGATCCGCGACAACGGCCGCGCGGTTGAGCTACTGCCGCTCCATCCGGCCACCACGACCGTGGAGCAGTTGGGCACGGGCCGCGTCCGCGTGCGCCACCGCGACCCCAAGGCGGGGGGCGCCGAGCGCATCCTGACGCAGGACCAGGTCCTGATCGTGCGCGACACGAGCACGGACGGCATCGTGGGCCTCGCGCGCGCCACGCTGGCCCGCGAGGCCATCTCGGTCGCCGCCGCGGGCGAGGCGATGGTGGGCGGCTGGTTCCGCCACGACGCCACGGGCCGGCTGCTCATCACCAAGCCAGGCGCGGTGCCGGACGAGACCAAGCGCGCCGAGTACCGGAAGATGGTCCAGGAGAACTACGCCGGCTATCAGAACGCCTCGAAGGCGATGATCCTCTACGGCGACACGAAGGCCGAGGAGCTGGGCAAGCACGACGACTCGGGCTTCATCATCGACCCGCGGAAGTTCCAGGTGGCCGACATCGCGCGGTTCTGGCGCGTGCCCCTCTTCATGATCGGCCTCGAAGAGAAGTCCACGAGCTGGGGCACGGGCATCGAGCAGCAAAAGCAGGGCTTCGTGGACTTCACGATCCGGCCCTGGCTCGTGCGCTGGGAGCAGTCGCTCGCGCGCGACCTCCTGACGGAGCCGGAACAAGACGAGTATTTCTTCGAGTTCCTGCTGGACGGGCTGCTGCGCGGGGACATCCTCTCGACGGTGCAGGCGCTCGCCGTCGAGCGGGCGAACGGCGCGCTCTCGCCGAACGAATGGCGCATCATCCGGAACCGGAACCCGCGCGACGATCCCGGCGGGGACGAGTATCTGGAGACGCCGACCGGCGGGGCGCCGAACGCGCCGGCCGGAGGCATGAGGCCGCCGGTGCCACCGCCGGACGATGCGACCGACGCGCGCGCCGTGCCGCCCGCGCTGGTGGCGGACGCCGCCGGGCGGATCGCCGGGGAAGAGGTGCGCGAAGTGGGCAAGCGTGAGGCGAAGGCGAAGGACGACGGGCTCAAGTTCATGGCCTGGGGACGGCAGTTCGCGGCCGACCATAAGGCGCAGGCGGCGCGCGTCTTGGCGCCGCTCGCCGAGGCGTTCGGCATCAAGCCATGGGCAGTCGAGGAGGCGACGCGGCGCATCGAGAGCACGGCGGTGATGGCGCTCGGCGCCGACGGGCCGCCCGCAGGCTGGCTGGAGCAGCGCAAGGACGAGGTGGCGGCGATCATCGAGGAAACCTTCCGAGCGGCAGCCGCGATGCGGCGGGCCGCGTGAGGACACCATGAGTCAGATCCCGCGCCTCCTGCGCGCACTGTCGGAGCCCTTGCTGATCGACCCGCGGGTCGGGCGGCAACTCGTCCACCTTTTCGCCCGGAAGCTGGGCGGCGAGGCGTTCACCGGCGCCGAGATCCACGCCGAACTGCACGCGGCGCGGGGCGGCGTGAGCACCAGCGAGGCGGCGCCCCGCATCGGCGTCATCACCGTGCGCGGCATCATCGCGCAGCACCCCCAGAGCATGGGAGCCTCGACCGAGGGGATCGGCGCGCAGCTCCGGGCGCTGCTGGCGAGTCGGAGCGTGGACGCCATCCTCTTCGACGTCGACTCGCCCGGCGGGACAGTTTCGGGTGTCCCCGAACTGGCCGGCGAGATCGCGTCGGCGCGCGGCGCGAAGCCGATGGCCGCCCTCAGTAATGGCCTGATGGCCTCGGCCGCCTACTGGCTGGGCGCAGCGACCGGGCACGTCTTCGTCGCGCCTTCCGGGGAGACGGGCTCGATCGGCGTCTACACGGCGCACGAGGACTGGTCGGCCGCGCTGGAGCAGGACGGGGTGAAGATCACGCCGGTCTCGGCCGGGAAATACAAGCTCGAAGGCGCGCCGTGGGCCGCCCCGACCGAGGAATATCTCGCGACCCTCGAGGAGCGCGTCCAGGAGGTCTACGGCTGGTTCGTGAAGGACGTGGCCGCCTTCCGCCGGGACACGCAGCAGAACGTCCGGGCGGGCTACGGCGAGGGCCGGGTGCTCGGCGCCGCGCAGTCCGTGAAGGCCAACCTCGCCGACGCGGTGGGCACGTTCGATGACGCCGTGGCGTGGCTCGCCGCGCGGGCCGACGCGCGCAAGGGCCCGAGCGCGGAAGCGAACCGCCGGAGGTTGGCCCTTGACGCCGAGGCGGCGAGGATGGCATAATACTGTCGCAATAGGTCGCCGGATGGGCGGCGCTGATCGGTGACGCGGAACGCGCTCCGACGGAGGCCACCAGAAGGCGGCAGCAGAAAAACCGACTAGGTCATCCGATCACGCGGAACGCGGACGGAGGCAGCGAACGGAGCCACAGCTCCGGCGCGAAGCCCCGCCCGCGTTGTCTTTGCGTACCCCGGATCCTCGCGCCATCTCGCCGCCCTCATCCGCTCCCACGAACGGGAGCTGGACATGAACCGGATCGCAAGCCTGAAGGCGAAGCACGCCGAGACGCTGGCGGCCATGCAGGCCATCAACACGGCGGCCGACGCGAACACCGAGAGCCCCGGCATCCTGAACGCCGAGCAGCGCAAGCAGTACGAGGCGCTGAACGCGACGCTGGGCCAGTACGCGACGGCGATCACCGAAGCCAGCGCGCTCCAGGAGTCCGAGCGCACGGTGGCCGCGGTGGTGCCGGCTTCGAGCGCGGCGGCCCGCGTGACCGTCGGGAAGCATCGGTCGGAAGACGACGCCCAGGCCCGAGGGTTCGGCTCGCCCAAAGAGTTTCTCGCGGGCGTGCTGGCCAACCGCGGCCTCACCAACCGGGCCGACGTATCCGATGAGCGGCTCCGGTCCCTCGCCGTCCTTGACCGCGACGACAAGGCGGCCGGCGGCGAGCTGGCCTTCATGCTGCCCCTGGCCTACACGCCGCGGAGCCTGAAGGCCACCGTTGGCTCCGACGAGCAGGGCGAGTACGACGACCGCTACGGCGGGTTCGCCATGCAGACCACGCGGCTGGCCGGGATGCTTCAGGTCGGCTTCGAGGGCGACCCCACGGCCGGGCGGACCCAGGCCATCCCCATGCAGACGCCCGCCGTCGAGATCGAGGCGCGCACCGACAAGACCCACACGTCCAGCGTCTCCGGCGGCTTCACGGTCGCCCGGCGCGCCGAAGCGGCGGCAGCGGCAGCGAGCCGTGGCCAGATGGAGATGATCACCCTCAAAGCCGCGAGCCTGTTCGGCTTCAACTACACCACCGAGGAGCTGCTGGCGGATTCGCCGGCCACCGTCGTGGCGCTCGTCCAGCGCGGGTTCGAGACCCAGTTCCCGGCCCACATGCTGAACGAGAAGATCCGCGGCCTGGGCGGGGACCAGTTCGTCGGCGTCACCAGTTCCGCGTCGGCCTGCACCATCAGCATCACCAAGGAGACGAACCAGGCCGCGGCGACGATCAACGCGACGAACGCGATCAAGATGGCCGCGCGTTGCTGGGGGCTGGACAACGCGATCTGGCTGGCGAACCACGACACCAGGCCGCAACTGATGACGCTCGCCATCGCAGTCGGCACCGGCGGGGCGCTGATCTACACGCCCTCGGCGCGGGTCGGGTTCCCCGACATGCTGCTCGGGCGGCCGATCTTCTACACCGAGTTCTGCGCCGCGCTCGGCACGGTGGGCGACCTCATCCTGGCCAACTTCAGCCAGTACCTCGAAGGACTCTACCAGCCGTTGCAGTCGGCCGAGTCCATGCACGTCCGGTTCGTCAACCACGAGCGCGCGTTCAAGTTCTGGCTGCGGAACGCCGGCGCTCCGTGGTGGAGGACGGCCCTCACGCCGAACCAGTCCAGCGCGACGCTGTCGCCGTTCATCACGCTCGCGACGCGGGCATAAGGAGACCTGACGATGGCCGCTACCACGACTGCCCAGCACCTGTTCGCGGGTTGCGAGTGCCGCCTGCGCGAGAACGACCCCGACACGGGCGCGGACGCCTACGTCGATCTCGCGGAGCCCGCCGCTGGCGCCGCCGGCACGCCCACGGCGCCGTTCCTCCCGATCGCCAACTTCCGGCGCTTCGCGGCGCTCTACATGACCACGGTCGGCACGGGCGGTATCACCACCTTCCAGATCGTGGCCGGGACATCCGCGGCCGGCGCGGGCGCGACCGTCGTGGTCTCCCACGCGCTCGGCAGCAACCCGGACGCCGTCGGCGACTTCGTCGTGTTGGAGTGCAACGTCGAACAGATCCACGAGGTCTTGGCCACGGCGACCCACGTCGGCGTCCTGGTGAACCTCGTGACCTCGACCGACGAGGGCGCCTGCCTCTTCATGCGAGCCGAGCCGCTGTACCCGGTGGCCGGCCTCACCGCCGACTACGTCTCATAACGGGAGCGCGACATGCCGTTCCTTGATCCCACGAAGGTCGATCCGCAGGTCTATGCGTCGCTCGTCATCGGGTTCCGCGTGGACAAGGCGTCAGCCACGCTGCCGGCCAGCGTCACGCAGAACCTCTTCACCATCGCCGGCGGCAGGATCCTCCTGTTGGGCATTCTGGGCCAGGTCACCACACTGATCCAGACGCAGGCGTGCAATGCCAAGCTGATCTCCACGCCCACCACCGGCACCGCCGTCGATCTCTGTGCCGTGCTGGACATCACGGCGGACGAAGTCGGCTGCCTCTACGGCATCACGGGCACCCCGGCCACCGCGCTCGTCGGCGCGAATGCCGGGTACGCACCGTTCCTGGCGACCCCGGCGGTCGTTCCCATCGGCGTCATCGGCTTCAACACGTCGGCGACCAACACCGGCGCCACGAAGTGGACGCTGTACTACCTGCCGCTCGATGAGGGCGCGGCGGCCGTGTCCGCGTGAACGCAACTCTGAATCAGGAGCCAACCCATGGCTGACACGACTGCCCAGGTAATGGGCGCCATTCGCAACGGGACGACCGCGGCGCAGGGCCAGATCCAGCTCAACCAGAACGGCGACCAACTGGTCTCGTTCGGCATGGCCCCGTACACCGAGGCCGTGCGCCGCGGCATCAGCTGGGCCACCATGAGTACGTCGGCCGTCGCGGCCCTGGTCGTTCGGCCCTCCACCACCGCGGCCTTTGAAATCTTCAACGGCTACTCGCTGGGCGGGAAGTCGTTGGTCATCGACCGGCTGTTCTGGTTCGAGCTGGTATCCATCACCCTAGCGGAGGCCGCCAGCGGGTGGGCTGCCGTTACCGCCGGCAAAGCGGCCGTCACCTCCGGCTCGTTCGCCGTTCGTGGCAGCAGCGGCAAACCCTACGGCGGGTCGGTCATTGCCGCCGCCGGAACCACGGTGGTCGATTCCGGCTGGTTCCCGTGGGCCAATCTGGTCATGGCTCGCCCGGTCACCGCAGCGATTACGCCGATGGGCGTGGCGATCGCCGAAGTCAACGGTCGGTTGATCGTTCCGCCGCAGTCCTCGCTCTGCTTGCACGCGGTGGCATCGGTTGTGGGCCAGACGTTCACGCAGGGCGCGTCGTGGTTCGAAGAGCAGATCACCGTCGAGTAAGTCCGATGACTGCTCCTAACGACGATCTCCAGGCCCGCCGGGACGACCTTCTGCAACAGCGGATGGTCGCCTCGGCGGCTGGCGCCGACCTGACCGCGTTCGACGCGGAGATCGCCGCGGTTGACGTGGCGATGCGGGCGTCCGCCGAGCCCGTCGTCGAATCCCAGCCAGCCACGGAACCCGAAGCCCCGAAGCCCCCAGCCCGGAAGCGGTAAATGCGCGCCGGCGAGCTGCGCCACCGGGTGACGATCCAGCAGGACACCGGGACCGCCGTCGACGGCAAGGGCCAGCCCACGGAAAGCTGGGCGACGTATTGCGAGCGGTCCGCGGCGCGGCGCGCGCTCCAGGGCCGCGAAGGCGAGATGGTGCGCCAGCGGTATGCCGACGCCGACTACGCCTTGGTGCTGCGCTTCGACCCCACGACCGCGCTCATCACGCCGCGCATGCGCGTGCAGGAGATCATCGAGAGCGTGACCCGCACCTTCGACATTCGCTCCGCCCTTGATCCCGACGGCCGGCGCCGGGAGATGGAACTCGTCGTGACCGAGCGGGCGCTCTGATGCCCACCATCGGCATCACGGTCGAGGGCGTGGGCGACCTCCAGGCGCTGCTGATGGGCCTGGACGAAGACGTGCGCGGCGACGTGGTGCAGGACGGGCTCGTGCGCGGGGCCGAGATCGTGGCGGCCGACGCGGCGGCGCGGGCGCCCCGCATCACCGGGGCGCTGGCGGCCTCGATCCACGCGCAGAAGCGCGACGTCGAGCCCGGGGAATCGGTCGCGGCCGGCGTGGTGGGCGCCTGGTACTGGCGCTTCCCGGAGTTCGGGGTGGTGCCGCACGAGTTGGGACGGAAGCGCGGCAACGCCTTCCACCCGGGGCAGCCCGCACACCCCTTCATCCGGCCGGCCTTGGACGAGAACGAGGAGCGCGTCGTGACCGAGGTCGCGGACGCCATCCGCGGCGCGCTCGAGGCGAGAGCCCGGTGAGTGGCCGCCGACCTGTCGGACGCCATCCGCTACCACATGGAGACGGACGCGACGTTCGCCGCGTTGGTGGGCGGGACCGGCGACGCCGCGCGCGTCTATCCGGTCCAGCTCCCGCAGCGCGTCACCTACCCGGCGGCGACCTACCAGCTCATCTCGCAGGCGCGAACCTACGCGGGCGGCGGGAACGCCGGGCTGAGTCCGGCGCGGGTGCAGTTCGGCGTCGTGAGCCCGACCTTCGCCACAGTGGTGACGGTAGCCGAAGGGCTGCGGACGCTGTGGGAGTTCTACCACGGCACGGTGGCCGCGACCGCCGGGAACGTCGTCATCCTCGCCACGCTCTTCTTGGACCAGCGGGATTTCTTCGACGCCGCGGCGAACACGAGCGGCCTCTACACGCGACAGGTGGACGTGCGGTTTTGGTGGCGCGAAGGATGACCACCACCGAGATCGTGCGCGCGCAACTCCTCGCCATCATCGCGCAGGCCGAGGCCGCGCTGGCGCTCATTGAGGAGCCAGCCGCGCCCACGCCGGCGACCGATACTGCCTGCGCGCATCCCGAAGCCAAGCGCAAGGCGTGCCCGGTGGGCGGCGACCCCGGCCAATACCTCTGCACGGTCTGCCGTACGCTGGTGAGTGGGAAGCCCGCTGAGGCGGCGGCATGAGTCATTCCGTCATCACCGATGCCCGCATCTACCTCGGCACGTTCGACCTCTCGGGCGACGCCAACAGCGTGGACCTCGCGGTCGGGACCAAGGGCGTCGAGGACAACTACTTCGGCAAGACCTACCACAGCGAGCTGCCTGGGCTTCGGCACTGGTCGATGGGCGCCGCAGGCCTCCTGAACTACGCGGATGACGCCGCGGACGAGGTGCTGCACGGGAAATGGAACCGCACCGCCGAGCCCGTCTCGGTGCAACCCACCGGCGTCGATGGCGAGGTGGCGTACTTCGGCACCGGATTCCAGGCGGAACTGGCGCGCAACGGCCAAGTGGGCGAGGCGCTGAAGTGGACGCTCGGCGGCGCGTCGGCCGGTCTCCTGGTCCGCGGCGCGGTGATGCACACCAAGGCGAGCCGCGCGGCTACGGGCAACGGCACCGGCTTCCAGCTCGGCGCGGTGACGGCCGGCAAGTCGCTCTATTCCGTGATTCACGTTTTCGGCGCGCCGGGCACCAGCCTCATCGTGACGGTGCAATCGGACGACAATTCCGGGTTCACGAGCGCGACCACGCGCATCACGCACGCGACCGTGACCACCACGACAAGCTCGGAACTACTCAGCGTGGCAGGCTCGATTACCGACGATTGGTGGCGCATCGTCTACACGATCACCGGCGCCGGACCCTATGTGCTCGCCGCTGCGGCGGGCATCGTCTAAGGAGGCCGTATGGCGCACGCCGTGTTCCTCGACCCGCGGTTCGTCTTCAACTCTGTGGACCTCTCCGACCACGTCACTGACGAGGGGCTGAGCGTCAGCACTACGCCGGTCTCCGACGTGGCGGGCGGCGACACCTTCGAGGCCTTCATGGCCGGCCTCCGCAAGTTCGGCGGCACGGTCTCAGGCTACCAAGACTATGCCGCGGGCGAGGTCGATGCCACGATCTTCGCGGCCTGGCTCGCGCGCTCGGCCGTCGCGGTGACGATGGGGCCCGACAAGACGAGCGCCATCTCGACCTCGAATCCCGAGTACCAGTTCAGCGCGTTCGTCGCGGAGTACCAGCCCATCCAGGGCCGCATCGGCGAGGCGTCAAAGTTCTCGCTGACGCTGTCGCCGACGACGGACCTGACGCGCGACGTCACCCCATAAGGAGGGCCGCATGGCGGCAGGCGAAGCGAAAGAGTCGGCGTCGCTGCTCACGCGCGAGGCGATCTTCGCCCGCGAGGACCTCATCACCCAGCGCGTGGAGGTCCCCGAATGGGGCGGCGCCGTGCTGGTCAAGGTGCTGAAGGCCGATGAGAAAATGGCCTACGAGCGGTCGAACACGATTCGGCGCCGCGACCGCTCCGGGGTCATCCAGATTGACCCGAACGACAAGGTCAATTTCCGCGTCAATCTGGTGATCCGGGCCTGCGTGGACGCGACCGGCGCCCCGTTGTTCTCGGAGGTTGACGTGCTGGCGCTGGGCGGGAAATCGGCCGCGGCACTGGAGCGGATCTTCGAGGCCGCCTGCGCGTTGAACCGCATTGGCCGGGGCGACATCGAGGAGATGGAGGAGCAGGAAAAAAACTCCTAGGGCAGCCGACGCTCCTGCTCCTGCTGCGCGTGTGCGCCGAATGTGGGGAGCCGCATTTCCGTCGGCTGGCGCGCGAGATAGACGCACGGGACCTCGGCGTGTGGGCTGCCTACTTCCGGCTCCAACATAAGGACCTCGAGCGCGACGACCAGGCGGATCGCGCCCGCGCCGCGCGCCACTCCGCCGTTGCCAAGCTAGACGAGGCCCGATGATCGCTGCCACGCTGATGGTGAGGATTGCTGCGGAGACCACGGCATTTCACACCGAGATGCAACGGGCGCAGCGCGCCGTCACGGGCACCGCGCAGCAGATGGAGGCGGCCTCGGCCGCCGTCACCGCACTCCAAAGCCGACTGACGACACTCACCCAGTCCTACCGCATCGGCCGGATGACGGAAGTGGAATACGCGGCCGGGCTCCGCACCCTCAAGGCCGACATGGCCTCGCTGGCGACCACAACCGAGATGACGAGCAAGACACAGGAGCGGCTGGCCGCGGTGGGGAACCAGGTGAACCGGGGCCTGCGCGCGGTGACGATGGATGCGCGCCGCGGCGCCCAGGGGTTTGAGGCGTTCGGGGTCGCATCCGAGGCGGCGGCCCTGGTGACCTCGCGCGGCATTGGCGGCATCGCGATGGCCGCCGCCCGGCTTCAGGTGTTCGCGCTGGGGAATCCCTGGCTTGTCGGCATCCTGTCGGGCCTCGCGGCCTTTGCCGCCGCCTGGCAACTCCTCAATGGGGCGATCGGGGATACGAACGACGAAGTCGAGAAGTTGCTTGCCAAGAATCGGACCCTCCTGGCGGTACAGTTGGCGGTGAATCGTGCGGCATTGGCGCAAGCCCAGGCTCGCACGGATGTCTCCATCACCGACCCGTCGCGATTCCGCGTCGGCGCCAACGTCGGCGCGCTGGCTAATGCCGCGGATGTCATTCGACTGACCGAAGACAACACGCGACTGACCGCCGCGATCAACGCGCTCGACGTGGCGGCGGGCCATGAGGCGCGAACCCAGCACGCTTCGGCTGCGGCCCACGAGCAGGCGAAGGAGGGCATCGAAGCCCACCGTCGGGCGCTGGAGATGTTCGACGCCAGCCTTCGCAACACGGCCACGGCGACCGCCGCGCTCCAGCTCCGCGCGAACGCGGAACTGACGGCCTCCCTCGAAGCCCAGGCGAAGGCGCTGCGGCTATGGCGTGAGGAGGCGAACGCGAACGTCGTCGCGGCCATGAAGCTCATCGCCGCGGAGCAGGAGGCAGCCAAGGCCGCGACGGGCGGATCGCGTGGCGGTGCTCCTGGAGGCGACAGGACCATGCCGGGCGGGAGCGGGATTGGTGGCGCGATAGGTGGCTCGGCGCTTCAGTCGCTCGTCGGCTTCAGCACGGTCGCGGGCGGGCTCGCGCTGGTGGGGAACGCTATCGGCGGATTCGTCAGTGACCTGTTCGGTAGCGCGGCGCGCGTTCGCGAGGCACGGCGACTCCAGGCTGAGGCGCTGAAGCAATTCACCGATGACCTCGATGCATTCCGCCGCGCCGTGGCCGGAACGGATACCGGCCTCCAGGCGGCTATCCGCCAAGCGCATGACGACGCGGCCCGGTTGCGTGCGGAGGCCGCTGCCGTGCGCGCGGGCGTCGGTCCAGGTTTTCAGGGTACGAACCGCGCGGCCAACGCTGCCGCGCAGGCGGAATACGAACGCCGCCTTGTCGAGATTGCGTTTCTGGAAGCCATCCGCGTCATACACTTGCGCGAAGAGGCGGCCATCCTGCGCCAGCAGCGCATCGAAGACCTCGCCGTGCGGATGCTCCGCGCCCAGGGCCATGACGCCGAAGCCGACGCGATGGCCTTCGCGCTCCAGCAGCAGCGCGAGTATGCCGATGCCGTGCTGGCGGGTGCCGACGCCCAGGAGCGGGCGACACTCGTGGAAGTGCAGCGCGCCGAGGCGATCCGCTTCGCGGCCGACAAGATCAAGGCGACCATCGCGGGCCTGACGACCACGATTGATTCGCTGCGCGACTTCCAGACCTCGCTCCGCACCGGGCCGCTCACGACGCTCTCGCCTATTCAGCAACTCGCCGAGGCACGGCGGCAGTACGAAGCCGTCTTGGCGCAGGCGCAGACCGGGGACCAGACGGCGGCGGGCCGCTTGCCGCAGGTGGCGCAGGCGTTCCTCGCGGCGTCGCGGGCGGTGAACGCCTCCGGCGGCCGGTACGCCGTGGACTTCACGCGCGTCCTGGCCGACACGGACGCCATCGCCAAGATCTTCGAGGGCCAGCGCAGCATCCAGCAGCAGATGTTGGATGCGCTCGTCGCGATTCAGGACAACACGAGCGTGTTCCTCAAGCCGCCCAAGGACGGGGGCACACCCCCGGGCTTCCCGCCGCCCCCGCCGCTCGACGGGAAGCCGCCCAAGACGGCATTGGACGATCCGCTCGTCCTAGAGTCGCAGCAGCAGAGCGCCCTACTGCTGGCGGGCTTCACGCAGTTGACGGAGGAGGTTGTCGCACTCCGGGCCGAGGCGCAGGACAACGCGCGGAAGCTGGCCCTCGTGCTGGAAGGGCTGAAGGTATGAGCCTACGGCGCGCAGCGCATGATGTAGGGCGTCGGGCCGAGAACGGTCAGGGAGTCGCGACGAACCGCCAGCGGCTTGGCGTTCCCGTCGAAGGCGATGTACTGGACCGCGTGTCGTCCGGCGAGGACGCGCTTCTCGACGGCGCCACTGTCCGCGATCAAGAACATTTCCGGCGCGGCGTCATCCACGAACAGGCTGAACCCTGCCGTGAAGCCGCAGCCATTCGTAAACAGAATCGCGGGCGCCGCGTTAGGCTGGACGGCGGGCGGCGCGGTCGGGTCCGCATAGCAGCCCGCCAAGAGCAGGACAAGCAGCAGGTAGCGCATAGGTTAGGCGGCCTTTCGGCGGGCGAGGCGGTATGCCCGAGCCTTGACGCGGCGCTCTTCGCGGTGTGCCGCCTTGTAGCGCCGCCGTTCTTGCTGGCCGCAGGTTCGGCAGCATCGCATTCCGCGTCTCTCGACATAGTACTTGATGAGATTCTCCCCGGACAGCGGATGGCCCTGCGGGCAATGCGTCTTCGCGGCGTTGAGCGAAGATTGCGCCCCACTACGGAGCGAGTTCTCGCGAGGCGTCACCGGCCGGCAGTGGTGCGGGTTGCAGCAGCCCCCGGCACCATTGCTGCAAACATAGTGGTCGAGTTCCATGCCGACGGGAATCGGGCCGACCTCGCGCCGATAGCGAATGCGATGGATAGCGCCGTTGCAGTGGTTCTCGGCATCCCATCCGTGGGCGTAGCCGTCTTGGCTTCGCGCGCCGATCCAGATATGGCACCCCGACCCGTCCTCGATCCAGCCAGGGGAATTGCGATAACGGCTCCATGCCACGAAGACGCCCGTCATTTGGCGGCCCGCTTCCGATACCCGCGCATGTATCGCGCGGCTGACTTGCGGCGACACTTCGCGCAGCGCCCGTCTGCTAGGCGGTTGGCGGATGTCAGGCGGTGGCCTCGGTTGCAATGCGTGCGTCTCATGGCGGGAAGTGTAAGCCACTACCGGCCTAGTGTCAAGAGCGCGGCGTGACCGATCTCTACGTGGCGGAGCTGCGCCCCTGGGACCCGGCCACGGTCGGAATCGTCGCGCTCCGTCTCTCGACGACCGGGTTCGCGACTCGGCCCACTGAGGTCCCGCCTAACGCATATTATGATGGCCGACTGCGCCAGCCCGTATTACTGAAAAGAGACTTGTTCTCCAGCAGTACTACGTCGGGTCGCTCGCGGATGTCGTTCGGCGACCTTGTCGCAATCAACGAAGACGGCGCCTTGGATGCGTGGCTCGGGTATGGATGGGATGGGCGTTCTGTTATCGTGAGGCGTGGCATGGTCGGGGCCGCTTATCCATCGGGATTCGAAACCGTCTTTGAGGGGACAGCGGAACAGATCGAGGCCTCGCAATCGTCGCTGGTCCTGAAAATCCGCGACAACATGCTGGCTCTCGCTGTCCCGCTCCAGCCTCGTAAGTACGGCGGCACCAACTCGCTCCCCGATGGACTCGACGGCACGCCCGACGACCTGGCCGGGAAGCCGATACCGCGCGTGTTCGGGTCCGTGCTCAACGTGAGCGTGCCCTGCGCGAACACCAGCAAACTCATCTATCAGGTGAACGACGGGCCGGTGGCGAGCGTGGGTGCGGCCTACGATGAGGGAATCGCGCTGGGCTCGTCTACTTGGCTGGCGAACGGAAACGGTGGCGGATTGATCCAGAGGTCTGCCACTTCGCCCGATGGACAGACGTGGGAGCAGATAACGCCCCTGAATAGTATCAGCAGCAACTACCTGCGCTTTGCCTGCGGCGGTGGAACAATCGTCGCGATAGCGCAGGGAGGAGTATGCTACTCGTCTCCCGACGGCACTCTCTGGACTTTGCGCACGCTGACGAATTGGGGCGCCGCCGATGTCCAAGCCGTGACCTACGGAAACAGTATCTTTGTCGCAGTCGGAAACGGCGGCAAGATCGCCACCTCGTCGGATGGGGTTACGTGGGCCATGGTAGCCGACGCTCTCGGGGTTCTCCCGAACCCCTTTGGGGGAAGCGGTATTTTTGGGGCGGCTTACGGCAACAGCCTTTGGGTATTCGTCGGTGATGCGGGCAAGCTCTATTCAACAACCGATTTCATCACCTTCACCGTCCATACGAGCCAATTCGGCGCTTCCTACATTGCCGACGTAAACTGGAATGGCGCTCTCTTCGTAGCGGTGGGGCAAAGCGGCAAGACCTCAACCTCGACCGACGGGGCATCGTGGACCGCCCGCACCGCTAGCGCCGCCTTGGCGGGACGGGTCGCCTATGGGGCAGGACAATGGGTGCAGGCAACTTATGATGGGCTCTGGGGGTCAGCCGATGGTCTCACATGGGCAAAGCGTACCACGGCCCTGAGTGCAACGGTGGTCACAGTCACCTTCGCAGCGGAGATATTTCTCTCGGGACATAACGACGGCGTTATTGGGGTATCTGCTGATGGGTCCGCGTGGACTCCCCTGGCAAGTACTTTTGCGGTCATCGGGCAGGTGCAAGAGATTTACTATGCGACTGGACTAGTGACGCAGACCTATGCGGACGCCGCCGACCTCCTCGATGATACAAAGGCTCCTCTAGCTGGATTGTGGAAGGCGTACCTCCCCGGCGGCTACATCCGCCTCGGCTCCCCGCCCGCCGGGCTCATCACCGCGGACGTGACCGAGGGCGCCGCCGCCTCCGACCGCACGGCGGGCCAGATGTTCGCGCGCCTGCTCTCCGACCCGCTCGGCGCGCCGCTGCAAGAGTTCTCCAGCGCGGACATCGCCGCGCTCGATACCGCGAACGCCTCGGTCTTGGGCTTCTGGTCGGGGACCGACGAGTGGTCCGTGGCCGACGTGCTCGATTGGATCGCGCAGTCCGTGGGCGCCTGGTGGGGCGCCGACCGCGCGGGCGTCATGCGGATCAAGCAGTTCACCGCGCCGAGCGGGACGCCCGTCGTCAACTTCACGGCCAATGACCTCCTCAAGCCGCTTGAGCGCGTGCCGGTCAACGATGAAACGAAGGGCCTTCCGGTCTGGCGCTCCACGATCCGTTATGCGAAAAATTGGTCGGTCCAAGTCGCTGGCGTGGCCGGAGGCGTGACGGACGCGCGGCGCGCGTTCCTCGCCGCCGAGTGGCGCGAGGCCAAGGCCGAGGACACGACGGTGCAACTGGCTCACCCCTTAGCCCCCCAGACCGTCGAGGACTCGCTGATCTACCTCGCGGCCAATGCCTTGACGGAGGCGACGCGACGCCAGGCGCTCCGGGGCGTGCAGCGCGACCGCTATAACATCGTCGTGCCTTCGGACTCGGACCACGCGACGACGGAGACGCTGGACCTCGGCGATGTGGTGAGCCTCACGCACAGCCGGTACGCGCTCGCGGGCGGGCCGTCGTTCCGCATAATTGGGCTGGAGCCAGATGCATCGAAACGCCAACTGAGCCTAACGTTATGGCGATGAGAGTGTCACTCACTGTACCTCGTTTGCCGCTTGACCTCGGGACGTTTCGCGCGGTAGGCGGCGCGGTCGCTGGCCCTCTTGGCCTCCCGTTTGGCGGGTGTCATCAAGGCCCTGCGCCGTGCGAGCACGGTGTCTCGGTTGGCGGCGTAACGCTCGGCACATCTTTTCGTGTTGCATGTCCGGCACTCACGGCCCCGCCTCAGTTTGGACGCAATGAGGTTGTCGCCAACAAGGGCGTGGCCTCTCGGACAATGCGTCTTGGCGGCGTTCGTCGCGGCGCGGCTTTCGCTCCGGAGTGCGTTCTCGCGGCGCGTGACCGGCCGGCAATGATGGGGATTACAGCATCCTCCCGCGCCATTGTTGCAGACGAAATGATCGAGCGGAAGCCCGTCGGGGATCGGCCCAATCTCGCGTTCGTAACGGACGCGATGCACATATCGAAGCCTCCCCTTGCCGCGTCCTTGGCGAACTTGGCCGTAGCCCTTTCTGTCTCTGGCCCCAATCCAGACGTGGCAGCCGCTCCCGTCCTCGATCCAGCCGGGCCCGTTAGGCTTCTTCGGATTCCACGCCACGAACACGCCCGTCACGGCTCGGCCCGCTTCCGTTTGCGGTACGCGCGCATGCGGATCGTGCCGAACTTCCGGCGGCAGATGCGGCAGCGCCCGTCCGGCGCGCGGTTGGCTTTCGTGAGGCGGTGGCCCCGCTTGCAATACATGGCTTTCATGGGTGGAAATCTAGCGCGCTCGCGTGCTACCAGCAAGGGGTCGGTATGAGCCTCAAGACAAGATATTTCGGCGGGTGGCTTCATTATTTCGACAGCAGCACCGACGAGACGATCCGCGCGCTGTGCCCGGTGTGGTTCAAGGACGACTTCTTGGGTGATCCCATTGAGTCTGATCACTGGACCGTGCGCGACACCAACGGCGCCGGCGAGGCCATGATCGGGGACGCGCCGAGCGGCGTATATGCCCTGGCGCTCGACGCGACGAACGAGATACAGCTCGCGGGCGTGGACTGGGGCAATCAACGTACACTCACGCTCAACCAAAAGCTGTTCTTCGAGGCGCGGGTACGCTTCACGGTGCTGCCGACCGGCTCCGTCGTGGCGGTCGTCGGCCTCTGTGGCGACCACAACGCGGCCGTCAACACGGTGGCGGAAAGCATCTGGGCGAGGTTGGATGGGTCTGGGGCTATCACCCTAGAGAGCGACGACACGGTGCATGAGCAAAGCCTCATCGCAAGCGGCGTCACGCTTGTCGCCAATCAATGGACGGTTGTGAGAATCGAGATAGACGACACGGCCGCGATCCGCTTCTACATCGACGGCGCACGGGTCGCGAGCGCGACCACATTCCGCATGGACCAAGTGGCGGCCTTGGCCTTGCAGCCGGTCATCCGCATCGGGAAAGAAAGTGCGGCGGCGAGCGTGGGGACTCTCCAGGTTGACTTCATAACGGTTGGCCAGAGCAGATCATGAGTAGCGTTTTGTTAGGATGGCCTCTGTGGAGTGACGTCGGCGTGACCTATTCGCCTGTCATCTCCACGATCGGTACGCCGTGGAGCGCGACGCTGCCCCTGAGCAACATGCAGGACAGATACATCCAGAAAGTGGCGCGCTCCTCCAGCGCCGCCGTGGCCGATACCCAGTTCGACACCGACCTCGGCGTCGCGCGCAGCGTCAGGCTGCTCGCGCTGTCGGGCCACAACTTCTCGACGGCGGCCACGGTGCGGCATCGCGGCTGGGCGAGCGTGCCGATCATTGACTGGGCGACGGTAGGCGATGCCGACTGGACGAATGTCGGCACGCCAACACGGAGCGCGGCGGCGACCACCTCCAACGGCATCCCTTTGGATTTGATCGGGGACGATGACGGAGCGGTCACAGAATATACCTACCGTAGCCTGATATTCACGGCCAATGCGGATAAGGTATTCTCGTTCCTTGTGAAACGCTCGTCGGTTTACGCCGCGCACGTGGTCAAAGTTAATGACCAAACGACAGGCACCGACCGAATAATCGTCACGATTGATTTCAGTGCCGCCACGCCTGTCGTCACGGCTACACTTGGCTCGGTTATCTCGACGGTGGCCGAAGGGACTGGATTTCGTATTACCGCACTCGCCGCCGGCGTCATCGCAGCGAATACTAATCGCGTGATTGTGTTTCCCGCCAACGGGGGCGCCGCTGATACCGCCGCGTTCTACATCGGCGACATCCAAGCGTGGAACGCCGCCACGGCGCAACTCGTCTACGACACCGGCTACGTCGCAGGCTGGCCCTCGGGCATCGACGCCGAAGAGGCCGAGGGCTACAGCCTCTCCGCGCTCCACGTCACCACGGCCGCGCAGTCCGCACGCTACTGGCGCACCAACGTCGCCGACACGGGCAACAGCGCAGGCTACGTGCAGGTGGGTCGGCTCATCATCGCGGGCGGCTTCCAGCCCACCATAAACGCCGCCTATGGCCTCAAGCACGGATGGGAAGACGACTCGATCCGCACGCCGACCGATGGCGGCGCGGCCGTCTACCAGCTCAAGAGCAAGCGGCGCACGGTGACGTTCGCGCTGAACAATCTCCCCGAGACGGAGGCCCTCGAAGGCCCGTTCGACATGCAGGCGCGGCTCGGCATCGGCAAGCAGTTGTTTTACGTCCACGATCCCGAGGACACGACGCACCTGCACCGCCGCAGTTTCCTGGCGGTAATGCGCGAGCTCTCGCCGCTCGAAGCGATGCCCGTCGCGCGGTATGGCGTGCCGTTCGCGCTGGTCGAGGAAATATGAATGGCCTCTGGCTGCGCCTAACGCGCTGGACGTGGGGGCTTCCCTCGCTCGTGACCGAGATGCTGAGCGGCCTGCTCACGACGGCGCTGGCCTGCGGGCTGCTGTGGCTCGCCGCCTTCGGCGTGCATCCGCTTTCGGTGCTCGTGCTCGCGACCGCCTTGAGTCTCGTGTATGAATTGACGCTGGACGCCAACGGGTGGTCGCTTATGGACGTGGCCGAGCGCGAGGTGGGCATCGGGCTCGGCGCGCTGCTCCTCTGGGGGCTCGCATGACCGGGGTGGAGGTGACGGCCATCGTGGCCCCCGTCGGCGTGGTCCTGGGCTGGCTGGCGAAGCACGTCACCAACGGCCGCGGGAAGCCGAACGGCCACGAGGCGCGCGTCGAGGTGTTGCTGGAGAACATCGAGCGGCACACCTCGGAGATTCCGTTGCTGCGGCGGGACATCGAGCAGCACGAAGCCGCCACGTCCCACGCGCGGGAGCAGGTGGGCGAACTGCTGGCCGACATGAAGGGCCGACAACGGAGGGGCGAGTGACCGCACCGAAGCCGAGCGGGATCCGTCAGGCCATCGGGACGCGGGTCGTGGAGGCTGCGACCGCCTACCAGACCAAGCAGCAGGCCGCGCTCGCCGTCGAGACGCCGGTGCGCCATGCGCTCGGGAAGCTGGTCCGGCTGGGCGTCGGGGGCGGCGTGCTCATCATCGCCTATCGCGTCTTCGACGGCGCCCTGGCCCTGATGCTCAAGGCCGATACGCTGCGCGTGGTGGACTGCGTGCGGGTCGGGCTGGGGCTGCTGATCGCGGTGGTGGCCGCCTACATCGCGGCGCCCGATCGCACCGTGGCGGGGCTCAAGATCGCCCAGGCGCTTGCGCTGTCGTGGAAGAAGGCGGCGGCGCCATGAGCTTCGCCGCGGCCTTGAAGCGCACGCTGGCGCACGAGGGCGGCTGGTACGATGGCCGGGACGCGCGCGACCCCAACCCCACGATGAAGGGCGTCACACAGAAGGCGTACGATCACGCCCGCGAGGCGTGGAAGCTCCCGCACCAGACGGTGCGGATGATCACCGAGCAGGAAGTGGAGCGGTTCTATCACGACTTCTACTGGGTCCCGGCGGGCTGCGCCGCGCTCACCGAACCGCTCGACGCGGTCCACTTCGACTTCTACGTGAACACCTCGCCCCATGTCGCCCTCGGCGTCCTGGGCACCTGCAACAACGATCCCTGCGAGTACCTGAACCTGCGGGAACGGTTCTACGTGGACCTGGGCGAGGAGAGCGTGAAGCTGCGCCGGAACTTCGACGGCTGGGAGAACCGCGTGCAGGCCGAGCGCAAGGCCGCCGGCTGTTACGTGCCCACGTGAGCCGATGCCGTCCCTTGAGTCGCTGAGTATCCCCGTCCGCTTCACGGCGCTCGCCACCGGCGTCCTGGTGGAGTTCGGGCGCCACGGGCGCCTCTCGACGGTCATCTGGCCCTACGCGTCGCTCAACGCACACTGGCAGGCGGCGTGCGACGCGGTGCGCACCGAGGAACGGCAGGACGGGTGACGGTGCCCCGCTGGCTGCCTAACCGCCCTCGCGTGCGAGGAACGCGACGACGGGCGTCGGGATCGGCGAGTCGCCCGCGAGCCAGCGGCGCACCGTGCGCTCGTCGCGGAGCAGGACGCGGACGGCGAACTGCCGCGCCGACAGACCCGACGCGGCAATCGCGGCGCGGAGCAACGTGACGGGCGTCACTCGGCGAGCAACGCTCGCGCGGTTGCCACGTAGGCGCGCGCCGTGCGGGGGTATGCTGTGCGGTGCGTTTGGAGCCACGCTAGGACCGCGCCCTCTGGCTCGCCAACGTTGCGGTAATCCCGTCCCAGATACTCGCGCACGTCGTAGGGCTCGTCGCCTGTCACGACGTCACCGCGCAGCTTGTCGTCGGCCAGTTGCAGCCATTCGGCCGCCGCCACGACGGGGTCGGTGGTCAGTGGGGCGTCGAGCAGGCGCGCCACTTGCGCCTCAGTCTGAGGCCAAGGGGTGCCCCAATGACTGAGGGCGCGACGGGCGCAACCAACCGCGACCCGGGCGACCTCGACTGTGCCCGCGTCCATCGCGGCGATGGCGTCGGCGCAGAGGCGCGCCGCTGCCGGGAGATCGCGGACCATCCCTCAACCCTCCCTCGCGCCGACCCATTGGCCGCGCGCGTCGAACAGTTGTCGCAGTGGTTCCCTCGCGGCGTCAAGCTCTGCCGGTGTCGAGCACAGCACCGCGCGCCGGTTGGTAATCGTACAATCTGGCACGATCCCGAGGCGGTCAAGTAATGGCCGCAGCGAGGCGGTGGCGTTACGGACTACGAGTGCGACTTTGCCGTTGGGGGTCCGCTCAACTGAGAGGCTAGGGGTGCGGGTCATCTGGTGCTCCTGGTGCTGGTCGGGCGGGATTGCCCTGACCGTACCACCAATATAGGGCATATGCCCTAGGAAGTCAATAGGGGGCTAAGTGGCCATATTACAACGACTTACGGTTCCCCGTTGGCTGCCCTACGCCGCCCTCGCGCTCGTGGGCTGGCTCGCCCGCGGCGCCTACGACCGGCCGGACCCCGAAGCCCGCGCCAACTATCAGGCCCTCGCCCGGCACGCCGCGCTCCACCGGCGGGGCGAGGACCGCCGGCACGCCAGCGACTCGCTCGCCCTGTTGCACGAAGCCTCTCTCCGGGCGGCCAGCGCCGCCTCCCGCCACCGACAGGCCGCGCTCGCCTTGGCGGCCTCCCACCTCACGGATACCGTGCGCATCCTGCTCCCCGACACGTCGGCGCGCGCGCTGTTCGACTCCCTGGGCGCGCTCCATGCCCGCGAGCTGACCGAGAAGGACGTGCAGATTGCGGCCGAGAGGGCGCGCGCGAGCCTGTTCAAGGGGCGATGGGCCGCGGCGAACCGCTCGGCCGATTCCGTGAGCGCCGACCTCCATGAGGCGGTCGCGCAGCTGGACGTCGCGACCCGGCAGCGGCGGCTACGGCGCTGTGGGCCGGGCCTCGGCGCGGGCTGGGGGCTTAGGGGGCCCGATCTACTGGTCGGAGTGGCCTGCCGGCTCTGAGTCCGCCACGGGGCCGCCCAGGCGCCGTGCGTGGCATCGGGAGAGCGTTGCAAATTGCCACACAAGACTGTGGCAATATGCGCTATTGCGCTAGGGTAGTTGGTGCGCTACTCTCGTCTCCCCATGACCACGCCGCGCACCCTGTCCCGCCGTTCTACGCCACGCGGCCCACGCGCCGCCCTGAGCCCCGCGGACCTCCGCAGGGGCATCGAGGGCCTGGGGATTAGCCAGCAGGCGTTCGCGCGGCTCCTGGGCGTCGCCCCGAGCACCGTGCGCCGCTGGCTGGCGGGTAGGACGCAGCCGAGCCAGCGAGCGGCCGACGCCCTCCGGCGGGCTGCGTGAAGCGCGTCCCCGTGCCGGGCCATGAGCGGTTCACCCCGCGGCTCGCGAGTCACAACTACCGGACCATCAAGGACTGGCGGCTGGCCCTGCGGCGCGAGAAGGCGCAGCGGCGGGCGCGCAAGCGGCAACGGGGGCGCGCGTGACCAACCTCGCGGCCTACGCGGTCCGCGCCGTGGACTTGAGCACGCGCGAGCGGGGCATCGGCGCCACCGCGGCCTGGCTCGTCATCTACCTCCCGAGCGGCACCACGTCCCGCGTGTTCGGCAAGCGGCCCGTCATCGACGAGGGCGACGACCGGGTGCTGCTGATCTGCGGGCCCTGTGGTTCCTACGACCAATGCGCCCACGCGAAGGCCGTGAGGGAATGGATGGCCGCGCCGCCCACGACACCGAGCCTCACCTCGGAGCCCGACCATGCCGCGTAAGCCGAAGCCTGCGCGGCTCATTCAATCCGACTGGCCGCTGGCCATCGCACGCCCCTTCTGGCTCCTGACGCCCGCGGTTCCAGCGGGGAAGCGTGACCGCATATTCAAGGCGTTCGCTACGCCCGAGCAGCGCCGCGCATGGCTGGTCGCTAACGGCTACATGCCCACCGACTTCGCTCACTACAGCGACCGCGCGCCGTACTGCCACCCGAACGCCGAGGTATATCGGAATGTCTGACCCCTTCCGCGAGGCGCTGGCCGCCGTCGTGTCCGAGGCCAAGTGCGCCACCGAGGCGGGCTATCGGCTGGCTGATTTCATGCCGCTCGAAGCGGCTCGCGCCGCCTGCCGGAACCTCTACGACGAGGCCGTGCGGCGCGCTCGCAACGCCGAAGAAGGCGCGGCAGGTATGACCGAGGTTGTTGCCGCTGCCCGCGCGGAGGCCGACCGGCTGCGCGCGGCGCTGCGCGAATCGGAGAAAGCCCTGACGTTCGCCGCCGCGCGTATGCGCGACCTCGGGTACGAGCGCGACCGGCAACTCGCGCCGATGTGCGAGGACGCCGCGTTTCACGCCCGCGCCCTGCTCGCGGCTCCCGCCCCGGACGGGCCGCCCGCGTGAAGACGATTCCTCCACCCCCCTGCGCGCATTGCGGCCTGCCGATCATCGAGACGCCGAGCGTCACGGCGTTCGCGCTCAGTCGCGCCGAGCGCGCGCTCAAGAAGGCGGACGCGGCGAACCGCGTGAGCTTCGACTCGGCGCGCGCGCAGCTCCGCGAGTTGGCGGATTCGTACCTCGCGCTGGCGGCCAAGGCCGAAGGGCGTGTGGCGTGAGCGACCGTGCGAGGGTGATCCACGGCGATTGCTTGGACGTGCTGCGGACGCTGGCACCGGGCAGCGTGGACGCCGTTTGCTGTGACCCACCGTATGCCTTAACCGCCAACAAGAAGGGCGGGAGCGGCGAAGCGTCGCGCAATGAAGCGTCACCCGCTGGACGCTCGCGCATCGGCACCGGCGGCGGCTTCATGGGCCAGTCATGGGACTCCGAGATCCCTGGCATCGAGACGTGGTCTGAGGTGCTGCGCGTGGCGAAGCCCGGCGCGCACCTCTTGGCCTTCGGCGGGACGCGCACCTTCCACCGCCTGACCTGCGCTATCGAGGATGCGGGCTGGGAGATTCGCGACTGTCTGTGCTGGCTCTACGGCTCCGGCTTCCCGAAGTCGCTGAACCTCGACGGCGAGTGGAAGGGTTGGGGCACGGCGCTCAAGCCAGCACACGAGCCCGTGATACTAGCGCGTAAACCCTTGTCAGAGCAGGAAGAACTGGCTATATTGGCTCCCACGACAAGGGAGGCCCTATGCACGGTCGTTTCATCCGCAAAGATGGGTACGCCTTCATCCGACTTGCTCCTAACGTCTGGGCTCTTGAGCATCGCGTCGTCGCTGAACGGATGCTTGGGCGCCCTCTTGGACCCCAGGAGCAGGTACACCACCGCAACGGCGAGCGCGCTGACAACCGACCTGAGAATCTTGCGGTCGTGCCTATCGCGGATCACGCACGCCTTCACCACCGCGGACTTGAGCGCGACAAGTGGCGTCGCGTCCGATGCGTCGCTTGCGGTCGGTATTTCCAGAAGCGTGGTTGCCAAGTGCGAAAGACTCGCCTCCACTACTGCGGGCGAGCTTGCTATCGGGAGGTTTGCCGACGAGGCAACCGGCCCGGAGGAAAGCAACCTCTCGCCTGATTGGCTGCCGATCATCCTCGCGCGCAAGCCACTCATCGGCACGGTGGCGGCGAACGTGGCGGCGCACGGCACGGGGGCGCTGAACATCGAGGCGTGCCGGATTGCGGGGAAGCCAGAAATGACTCGATTCGACCCTGCGAAGCACTCTCATGATGGATACCGGATGTCTGCCACTGGAGCCGAGACAGCTGCATCTGCATCGCTTAGTGGCCGCTGGCCCGCGAACGTCGTGCTGGACGGGGACGCGGCGGCGATGCTCGACGCGCAGAGCGGGAACTTGGTGAGCGGCGAAAAGCAGCCCGGAGGAATACGGCAGGGCCGGGCTACCGACATGGGCGAGAGAATGGGTGAGAGGTCGGGTCACTTCTCTGGCGACTCCGGCGGCGCCTCGCGCTTCTTCTACTGCGCGAAGGCGTCCCGCGCCGAACGCGAGGCGGGGCTGGATGGCGAGGCTATGGTGGTCCTAATAGGCGCCGAAGGCCACAAAATCAACCCGATGACGGGCCGCGAAGTGGTAGACATTCCGCGTCGCAATCACCATCCCACCGTGAAGCCGGTTGACCTCATGCGCTGGCTCGTTAGGCTCGTCACCCCGCCGCAGGGCCTCGCCCTCGACCCCTTCATGGGCTCCGGCACGACCGGCGTCGCGTGCGTCCTGGAAGGCCGCCGCTTCTTGGGTATCGAGCGCGAGGCGGCCTATGTCGCCATCGCCGAGCGGCGCATCCGTGACGCCGAGGCTCAGATCCCGCTCGGACTGGAGGCCGCGTGACCATCGGCCGGATGCTCCTCGACTGGGCGCTCGTCAATCTCGCGCTGACCGTGCTGGTGTGTGCGTGGACCGTGGGCGTCGGCTTCTGGCGCGCGCACCGCGAGCGGTGGGAGAAGGCGCGCCGCCACCAAGAGTTGGTCGAGGCTGGCCGCCAGTTCGGCCGGCATTTCGCGCAGAACTTTGCGATCCTTGCCGCCCGCCAGCGCATCCGGCTCGCCGCGCAGGCGCGCGACCCCAACGCGTGGGATACCGAATGAAGCTCCTCGGCTTGACGCTCCTCCTGCTCGGCGCCGCGCTGCTCTTCGGGCGCCCCTTGGGCTCGCCGGTGGACCGCGCGCGCGGCGCCGGCCTGTGAACAAGCCCGACCTCGGCACCGTGGAACCCAAAACCGTGCGGGACGCGGAGCGCCGCGAGACCTCAGAGCGGGGCGGCAACGGCATCGGCTCGGTCTTGAAAGCGATCGAGAAGAACCTGCCTGACGCGCTCATCGAAGCCAAAGAACGGAAGGCGAGGCTGGTGATGGAGCTGGCCGCTGTCTGCGCCGAGATCACGCGCATCGACTTGCACATCGCGGTCTCGGTCGCCGAGGCCGCGCCACCGGAGAGCCAACCATGAGAACCGAAGAGGACATCGAACAGTACATCGGCGAGATGGAGGCGAGCCGCATCTGCGCCGCCGACTACGCCCGCAAGTTGGTGGACCTCGAGGCCGAGCGCATCACCCTCCGGGTCGCGATCTACGATCGCTTCCGCGCCACCGGCAAGACGCAAAAGGATAGCGAGGACGCGGCGCGCACGGACCCGGATTACCAGAGCCTGCAAGCCACGATCGGCGGCACGGAGCACGCCAAGGAACTGCAACTCGCCGCGGCCGAGACGGCGCGGCTGCGCGCCAAGCTCGGCATCGCCCTCATCGCCACCCGCAGCACCATAGAGGTGTAACGCATGACCGCAACCGTGAAGCCGGGGAGCGCCGTCGCCAAGCTCGAAGCGACCGAAGGCGGCGCCCTCACCGTCCCCCAGCGCAAGGCGTTCCTCGAGGTCGCCTCGCGCACCGACCTCGACAAGATCCCCGCCGAGCAGCAGCGCGGCGCGCTCATCGCCTTCGGCCAGCACACCGGGCTCCGGCCCGAGCTGGGCGAGGTGATGATCTACCAGGGCCGGTTTTACATCACCATCCTCGGCCGCATCCGCGCCGCGCACGCTAACGGGCTCTTCGACGGTATGCACGCCAAGCCCGCCAGTAGCCTCGATCGCACCGGCGCCGGCTACGAGGCCAACGACATCGTGTGGATCGCCGACGTGTGGCGCAAGGGCGCCGCGCACCCCTTCCGGGGTTGGGGCAAGGTGACGCGCGCCGAGGTAGACGCCGCGCGCGCGGGCGAGCGCACGAAGTACACCCCGATCGCCAAGCACCCCGCGGAGATGGCGCGCAAGCGCGCGCGCTACGACGCGCTGCGGCTCGCCTTCCCGCTCGATGAGGAACTCACCGAGATCTCGACGCGGTTCATCGCCGCAGCCGAGGCCGAGATGGAGCGGCGGCGGCTCGACGCGCCCGACGAGCTGGAGGACGTGGTGGCCGCGGCCGAGACGTGCGACGACACCGCGGCCCCGGCCGGCGAGCGGAGCGAAGAGGACGCGGCGCTGGACCGTCAGGCGGCGCAGGAATGACCGACATGCTCGGCCGGCCGGAGGCCGCGCCCCGGCGCGTCTTCGGCGACAAGGCGCCGGCCGAGGTGTTCCGGCCGGAGGTCGAGAAGGAGCCGCCGAAGGAACGGGTAGCCGACGCCGCGAAGGAGTGTCGGAGGCAGGCGCGAGCGCGGTTCGAGTCGCGTACTCTTCGAGGACATCCGGGTGGCGGCCCTGTAGTTGATCCTGACTTGCTTCCGGCCGGCGAGGGGTGGGACGACGTTATGCTGGCGGCGACCGCCTACATGCTGATGCGGCGATCGGCGAAGGCGCCGGGCCGGACGCTGCTGGAGATGCGGGTCGAGCACATCCTCGAAGACGAACTCGCGGCGGCGATCGGCCTGTGATCTACCTCGTGCGCGACGCTTGGGGCGCGGCGCGGTTCGCGACCGAGGACCGGGAGCGGGCCGAACGGGAGCGCGATCGCGAGGTGCGGCGCGCACAGGCCGAGGGCGCCATGCGCGTACCGGCGGTGGAGGTGGTGGGTGACTGACGCCGCGTTGGATACGCTGGTGCGCGAGGTGCGCGCGCTGTTTAACGACGGCTGGGACAATCCGAGCGACCTGCGCCTGCGCGCCCTGCTCGCTGACGTGGTCGAGAAGGCCGACGCCTTCGACCTCATGGAGACGGGAATCGTCCGCCTCTACAAGGGAACCGAGGACGACGGCGATATGCGCGTCGAGGTAATCACGCTCGACGGCAAACTGACGCCGCGTTCGTTCTACGGCCCCACGTTGCTCGACGCGGTGCGAGCCTACCGGAAGGCGAGGGAAGGATGAACGACGAACTGAAGTTGCGTGACGAATGGTTCACAGAAGCCAAGACTCAAACGCTGGTGACGCTGCCCGCCTTTTTGGAGAAGCTGGTGGCGCACCCGCACGACTACGGCACGATCTGTCGCGCCATCGCTGCGGCGGCGCTCGGCGCGGCGTGGGCAGTCGAACATGCGCCGTGCGGCGGCATCACGGGATTCCAGGCTGGGTGCGTCGGTTGGGACTTGCTCGAAGGTTGGGGTAGCCCCGGCGAGAAAGGACCGAAGCGGATTCAGTCCTTCGCCAATCTGCTCTATCCGCAATACGACGACCGCTTCGCGCAGCGCATCAGCCCTGAGACATGGACATGGGTGCGCGAGCAGGCCGCGAAGAAGCTCGCGGAGCATCCTGACGGCAACGTGGTGCATCCTGACGTGCGCGTCCACTGGCAGAGCATCGCGGACGGGACGCCGCCCTTCGGCTTCATCGTAAGCGAGGAGCCGTGAGCCCGCCCGGCGTGCGCTGGGTGCGGGTCGCCCCGGGGCAGTACGCGCTCGTGGATGGCTTCGAGCTTCGCTCCGCGCTCATCCTGCGCGACACTTGGGCTCCCGGCTGGGTTTGGTTCGTTCTCCAGGTGTGCGAGGGCAACTGGTCACACACCCTGAAGGACGCCAAGGCCGCAGCGAAGGCGGCGGTCGCACGCCGCAAGGGGACCGGATGAGCGGAAATAGTGAACGGCTAATACTAGTTCAAGCCCGACCGGACACCGTGACAGACGATGCGCCACCGACCTGTCGTGCGTGTGGGCGCGTGGTCTTGGTGCGTTTCGTAGGAGACGAGCACGGCACACTGCAACCGGCTGGCTGGATGCATCATGACGACGGCACCGATCCATGCACGCCATGACCGACGCTTCGGGGCCTCGGTGCAGCCGATGCAGGGAGCCGAAGGAAATCGTCGGCAAGGGTTCCTCGGTGTGGCCGTACACGCACAACGACGACGGTACACTCGCCGACGCTCGCTGCCAGCGGGTCGTGCCGGAGCCTGGGGTCGGTCCCGGTGAGAGCGGGGCGCGTGAGGAGGGGTCGGACGCGACCTTAAAACGCACAGGGCCGGAGGCGGAAATCCGAGGCCCTACCTCCTGGCGCGAGGGTCGTTATCTGCTTCGCCTGGACGGCGAACTCCCCTCCGCGCCCTCGGTCACGCTGACCGACGAGGAGCAGGACAGGTTACTGACCGTGCTCTATGGCTGGCAGGCGCCGGAGTTAGCGACCTCCATTGAGGACGTTGTGACCGTCGTCGAGCGCATCGTCGCCCTGCGCCTCGCGGCGTCCCGGCCCGCCGTCAGCGCGGAGACGCTGGCTGAGTTGAAGATGCGGCTCGCGTTGGCGTTGCTGGAACTTGGGCGTGTTCCCGATCCACGCTTCGCCAATCTTCGGCCGGTTGACGTGCGTGACAT